TCATCGAGAGACTCGAAAGCCATGTATGCCTTGTCGTGTATTGCTACTCACAATACCGAATGGCTGGTGTTTGAGCATTTCCTGCCAGCACTCGTCTGCGTTATTGAAGGAACGGTAGGAAGGGGTGGGTTTGATGCGGAATTCCTTATAGGAAGCCCATGAAGGAAAGTCGGTATCAATCCATTTCCCTACAGAGGTGTCACAAATTTGTATCTGCTTGCCATCTACGTATGCTTGCATGACGGCGATGCGCTGTTTGGTTTCTTCTTTTGTCATAATTGTTTAAATTTATCTATACTTAGATTTTATTTTTCGGACATCATCATAAAGGTCATTTATTACCTTGCTTAGCTCCTCAATTTCTTTTTTGCTAAGAAGCCGAGGAACATTACTCCAAATCTTATCTCTTTGCTTTTTCGATATTCCCATTTTACTTTTCCTTATCGAACTTAGACTTCAAGACAACGATTCTCTTATACCTTTTAATAAAGATTCCAAATGGAACGAAAAGACCATCGTCAGCATTCAGAAACTTGCAGTCCAGCCTTTTTAAAGCGTCATTCCACACAACCTCAACAATACTTCCTGTTTCAAGGTTAGAAATGATGTCACCGATATAAATCTCCTTCCCATTCATATCCTGCTCTCCGGTAAACTGACAGATGGTAGGTGGTGCAACTTCATACAACGTTGCACCACCTTCAGCTACGATACCTATAGTAGTTTTGCTAAGTGCAGGAATCTCCATTACAACAAAGCTTCCAATTATCCATTCTCCGTTGTCAAGACGTTTAGCCTTGAACTTGATATTTCCTATGTTCATAAGCTACTTTTTGTTAGCTTAATTGCATTTATAAGACGGTGGTCTCCGGCTATCTTCCCTAAATCTTTCTTACCATGATAATAACCAAGTCTATAAGCCCAATATCTGGTTTTATAGACTTGTTTCATTATTTTCTTAGCTTGTCTAATCTTCATACGCTATTTCTTTTTATTACAATGGCAGCTCTCTGCATGAATAACGCAAAACTCCGTGTTTCGTGTCCACAAGCAGATAGTCATGCCAATTCTTAGTAAATACTGTTGTACTAAATTCTTTTGCAGGTTCTTTTCTATTAGCCAATGAGCAAACACCTTCAAAAGCCAACGCACCTACAAGCAAGCACAAGACGAACAAAACGGCTGACTTGACTAAGTTTAAAATCTTATCAACTAATATGTTCATAACTATTCTTCGTTACATAAAGTTTCTACTACCTTTGTTCTTGTGGTTTTTGTTACAGGGTCATATTCTTCATGAAGAGCTTTTGTCACACCTTTTTTGTTGGTGAAATAAACCACTCTGCCACCATCATAGAAACGATATACTGTTATACCATCCACAACAAATAGCTTCTCTACCTTAATTTCATTAATAGAGTCTGATGTTGGAACATTAGTTCCTTTGTTCTCATTACAAGAAATGAGCAGGAATATAGCCAACACAAATAATATAATCTTCTTCATATTCTATTTTATCTTTTAAGTTTTTATCATTATCAAAAAATATAAAGAGCCACCACGATTCTCATCGTAGCAGCCTTTATCAAAGGCACATAAGTCCTAAAATCAACGTTACGTCTATTCTAAAACTACTTCCCAATCATTAGCAAAAATGTCCGATGAAGATGGAACCCAAGAATCAGCCCTACCATCTGGATTGATGATAAGCATCTGATTAGTGTAGTCAATGTGAGGATTATCACGACTCATCAAGATCTTCTTGGCAGACTGAGGGAGTGACTGCATATTAGGAATAATATCCGCTTTAATATGGGCTGGAACTTGCTTGATAACAAACAAACCATTGTCATTCCATCCAGCTCTGCGGACAGCGCCACCAGCCTTTAGAAGCTTAATGGCAGTGCCGAAGTCATAATAAGTCGGAAATAGCTGTTTATTTGACATCTGATCTATTCTATTTGCTAATAGATAACAATACTCACGTTGAGACTCATTCTGCGCTGATAGAAGAGTTTTTGCAAGATCGTTGAGCTTGTCGAAATTCATACTATTGATGAATTTATCACCTTTCTGATAACGCTCAGATTCCTCGTTATACTCAATGTACATACGGTCAAGCGGTGTTTCTGCAACTTTATAGGTTTTCTCAAACGGCTCTGCTGGCGACCATGACTGATAGCCGCCTTCATACTCAACGAGATAGCCTGCCTTGTCTGTTTCACACTCAGAAGGTCTTCTGCCTTCTTTCAAGAGCTTTCGCTCGTAGGCTTCGCCCATTGTCATGGGGCGTGCCTTTACGGTCTTGGTACCTGTGTACTGTTTTAGTTGGTTGTTCATAATGATATTTTTGATTAATGTTTCTTACGATGTGTTTTCTTATTCTTGTTTTTCTTGTGTCGCTTAGCAACTTGCTTTCTGTAATAAGCTTCGTTCTTGGTCCTGCGGAATTTACACTTGCCGACATTGAAGTTTGGAAATGACGGCTTAAGATGGAAATAGTAATAGTCTGAGAATATATATGATAGTGATGAATCCATAATTACGATAATAATATTATATAGATTTATACATTGATTTTGTTAGCGCGTTCTTAATTTTCTGTTTCGTCGTTTTTGTTGAATTTACTGATTATAATTATAATGACCTACTACAATGAGTAGAAAGACAAAGTTCGAGAAGGCCACAAAACCGCCATACTTTTCCGATATGTATACTAAGGCAAGTCCTAAGAACAAACTCATGCCAAGACATACTATTATTTTTCCCACTTCTTTTAAATCCTTATCTTTCATTGCCTTTTAGTTTAAAGCACCCTGTCTTTAAGAGTAGTAAAAGACAGGGGCTTATTTAATTCATATTTGCCGGACCTCTTTACGAAACCACTTTGAACTATTTAGACAGCTTGTCCTCGTCCTTTCCGTAGGCTTGGGGAAGCTTGCGAATTGTGACAGAGCCGTAGCTGTCCTTGGTAAGGAGGACGAACTGGCGGACTGTGGTGGAGTCGTTGAGGTTGATGCCTTTGTCTTTGCAGAAGCTCTCTCGTCCCATGCGGCACGAGCCGGTGAGAACGTGATGATAAGCGAAGAGGGCGCGGTTTGGGTAAGGGGTGTCGTAGTCGGGGAATTTCTCGCGGAAAGCCTCGATTCGTTCCTCTTCGGTGCTGCCATCGTAGAGTTTCTCTTGCAGGGACATAAAGGCATCGTGCAGTGTGTTGCCATGGGCGAACTTATTCTGCTCCTTGACGATGTAACAGGGCTGTAAGGTAAGGTCATTATTTAGAATGAAACCTTGTGCGATGTTGTCGTGAACGGATTTTATAATCGTTTGTACGTCGTCTATTACATAAACCTTGTCACCATTCATTTCCTTTATGCCATAGCCATAGCCATAGCCATAGCCATAGCCAGAGCCAGAGCCATAGCCATAGCCATAGCCAGAGCCATCGCCAGAGCCATCGCCAGAGCCATAGCCATAGCCATAGCCATAGCCATCGCCAGAGCCAGAGCCATAGCCATAGCCATCGCCAGAGCCATCGCCATAGCCATAGCCATCGCCAGAGCCAGAGCCATAGCTGACGCTCAAGAATGCTTTGATTCGGTCTTCTAACGTCTCCATGCTTCTACCTCCTCTATTGACTTGACGGCTTTGTCCGAGCAAGTGATAATCTCGATGGTATCGAGAATGGTGATACTGTCTACTGAGACCGTGAACTGACATTCTTGCGGTTTTGATGTTCCCTCTTGGGCGAGCTGTGAGAGTGACGCTGCTCCTGCCCAGTACCAGATACGTCGGGCGTTATGAAGCGTGACCTCTCTGCCGTTGTGTGCTACGAGTGTTCCGAACTCAACTCCGCTGCGGTCGCCGCGGATGATTACTTTCTTTCCAATGTTTGTTTCCATTGTTTTGTTGTTTATAGTGTTAATGTTTTCTTTTGCTCTGCTTTGCAAGCATTCTTTGATATGCTCTGCGCTCTTGACGTGTCATGCCGTCCTGCTTAATGGAGAATACTTCTTCCATTTCAGAGATGTTTTGACGCTCGTATTCATCGAGGAAAGGAATAAGATGTGATGGAATGTGTTTGTCCATATTGTCTGGTTAACAGTCATCGACTAAAAAACTATTCTATGCATCTGCCAGTCTTATTTCCGTTTTGTTTAACATCACTGACCTCCTTTCTCCTTTTTATCATCATCATAAGGACACTTGAACATCAAGGGACAAATTCCACAAGGTGTTATTTGTCTTTCCTTGCATTCACTTCTTGATTTGTAGCTCATACGCTTTACTCCTTAACTTCTTTAAAGATTATATTCTTGCCGTCTGAACGGTCTCTTGCTAAGCAATTAACAACCCATTGGCAAACAGCACTATCTTGATAAAAACAACCATCGCAGTGCATCGGGCCTTTTGATTCTTGAACTTCAAGCACAATCTGCTCACCAACCTTATATTCTTTCATTGCCCACCTCCTTTCGGCAGCAAGTCCTCAATATAGCACCATTCTGTCATGCCCCAAATTTTGCGGTTCTTGTCGTAGTCCATAGGGTTGTACATAACACCTATATGGTGGTGCGTTGAATTATTTGATTCTATCGCAAAAATGAAAGCCTTTCCTTTTTCGGGCATTTCACTTGCATCATGCCAAAGGCTTTCCTTGAACCATTCTACCCCATCTTCAAACGAGGCGCGACACGCCTCTTCTCTATCCAACGCGCTACGGCACGGATTGTATTTGTCGGCATTAAAATCAGCCGCTTTTATAATTTTCTTTTCGTCAATCATAATAGTTTCGTTTTAAAGCAAATCATCAACATATAACCAACGTCTTATTCTTTTTTCTTTCACAAACGACCTAAGCCAATGATTATCATCTGGGAGTCTTAAAGACTTATAATGAAAGCCTCCCTCAAAAGTGTATTCAACCAGAACCCTTTTATGAGGAGGAATATGTTCTTTATAAATATCATGCCATAAATCGTTCAAGAACCCATTGATAGCCCAGTGAGCACCCAGTTCGATAGCCTCTTTGATTTGCCAGCTATCATACATTTCCTCCTTGTATTCATCTTCATCATTAAAGATTACGTCTGTGCCATTGTTTAAAAAATTTTCTTCAAAGATATCATCCTTGGCATCTTCTATTTTCTTGTCATCTATCATTTCTTTAATAGCTTTCAATTCACTAAGCCAAATAAATAATTGTTTATGTTCCAAAGAACAATCTTTATTACAAATGCTTAGTTCGTCTGCTTTTTGTTTGCAGTGTTCTATTGCTTCTTCTAAAGTCATAGTTTTCTTTTTGTAAATCCGTTATTAACTTCATAGGTTCTATTACCTACATAAATTTCCTTAATTGGAACAGATGGAAGCGAGGTTCTTTTCCATTGTCTCAAAGTTGGGTCAGATGTTATGGCAGTCTTGCCTAACACCTTTGCCAGCTTGCTTATTTTTGGAAATTCCTTGAAAGGGTCTTTATTTGTTACCATAGTTCAATCCTCTAATTCTATATTATGTTCATCTGCGAAATCCTCTTCTGCCAAGTTACATTAGTCCTCCAGCTCTTTAAGGCTCTTAATAATAAAACTTCTGCCCAAGAAACAGCAGATGCTACTTCTGCTGGAGAAGTTCCAATTAGTGATGTTTTTGCAGTATATTTAAGTGCTTCTTTTATGTTTTCAACAGCTTTTTCTTTGCTCATTGCTTATCCTCCCTTTTTTCTGTTTCTTTCTATATGCTTTAGTTGTGCAATACTTATATTGCCATACCGTTTATACATACCTTTGAGATATGCAATATAACTACTTAATGTTATTTTATCTGCATCCATATTTCCTTCTTTTTACCCTCTCCCCGTGTCACCAAGGAGAGGATGATTAGTTATTCTATTTCGTAAACTCTATCATATATTGCGCAAGTACGGCACTTACATAACATAAAGTCATAAGTATTGCAGCTATAGATGCTACTATAATACTTACCGTTCTTAACTTTGGTGTTTCAGACCAAAATAATGCGCTAACTATCAGGAAAACAGTTCCTAAAATTGTCAATAATGTTACCATATTTATATCTATTTATGCCCAAAGGCGGTTAAACTCCCAACATTCTATCAATAAATCTTATCACAACTTCCACTGCCCTATACTCTTCTACTCTTATCTTTTTTTCGTATCTGTTACAAAGCAAGTTCAATGAACCTCTAAGATTTATTAAATCTTCTTCAGCAAGCTTATCATTATTCATGTCTTTACCTCCATTTCTTCTTTAATTGTTATACTTTAGTAACTTCACCGTAGGCGTATTCCTCGCGTTTTGAACGTGTTCCGTCCTTCTTGGCTGGATTTACAAGTATACGCATCAATGTTGATTCTGCACTCCAAAATCTCATATCGGCAACCCAACATATCTTACCCTGCTCGTCTACGCATTTGTCGCCAAGCTTAATCGGGTAGCTGGAAACGTATTCGTCTTGTAGGTTTCTCATTTCCTGCGTGATTGCCACTCGCTTTTTGTTAAGCGCACTCATGCGCTTTTCAAATTCTTCTTTTGTCATGATTGTTTATTGTTTATATTTTAATTTTAAAAGAACTTTATAGGTATGCAATCGTCTATCAGCTTGTGCGTTGTTTTTGCACAATCGGCGACGCAAATCTCCACTGCATCACTGATAGCATGAATTTGCTCTTCGGTCATATTGTTGTATTTGTCACATACGTTGTTTATCACTTTATAGAGCGATTTTTTTTCCAACGCTTCCATATAGTTCACATACTCCTTACAGGTCCTGCGCCGTGGTTCCTTTACCCAATCGATGAAGTCCTTCTTCCAGTCCTTCCATGTCTTGATTTTGATTACTATCATAATTGCTTATTTTTGAATTTATCGGATTAGTTCGAAGTCGTAGACGAAGACGTAGGGGTTGGACTGCCATGTGCCCTCGCCTGAGATACGGTCGATGAGGACAGAATAGGCTTCACGCGGGTCGGGATAAGGGTCGTAATATTCCTCTCCACGTTTTATGATGTCATAACAATACCATCTTCCGGTTCGTGTCCAAATTCCTTCTTCCAGACAGTCCTCGTCGCTGATATCTTGCAGACGTTCGACGCGGATGCGGGTGTGATGGGGCATAAGGTCAGCACGGACGAACCTCTTGTTGGTGCATCCTTTCTCGTATTTGATGCATTCCAAGGGCATTCCGTGAATGCCACAAAGGCGGTAGAATTCATCGTCCTTTACCAGATTATCGTATTTTTGGGCGATGACTATGGTTTCGCCCAGCTTGTAAGCGGATTTGGCAAGAAGGATGCCTCCTTCAAACAGACACGCTCTGCCTTTGTTTACTCCTTCTAAATCCTGCCTAATGGTAAGACCTTCCATTCTGCCTGCGGTATATGCGATTCTCCTTGTCTGCGTCTTTCGACCTTCGAGAACGGCTTGGGTGAGACCGTAGCGGTCGTTGAACATTATCTTTTTCATAATTGTGAGTTGTTAAATGATTAATTTTGCGTCCTCTCCGAGCGCCCAGAGGATATGTTGGAGCTGGTGGACGTACTGGAGTTTATTTCCAAAACGATAAGTTGAGTCGGCTACAACAAGCTCAAATCCTTCTTGTTTTTTATAAATACTTTGTTCTAAGCTTACATAAAAAGCGCCTTTGCCTTTTGAGTAAATATCGCAAGAAGAAGTCGGATCATGTCTCTTATTCCATCCATTCTTTTCGAGGATTTCGGGAGTAAGGAGAATACCCTCAATATAATCACACCAAACGCCGTGAGAAAACTCCCACTCTTCCCTAACGACTTGAAGTAGACCCGCAAGTCCTTTCTTGTCTTCACATGTCCACTCGGAGTCTATGGCTACAACTTCACAAAGTGCTCCTTGGGGAATCATGCAGTTATCACTGCTGACCCTTACATAATCCCCTATTCTTAATTTTTCTGGTTTAATCATGTTAATTGCGTAAAATATGTACTTTTATAACTTTATGAATAGCTTTAGGTTGTGACTTGTTAAAGTCGTGAATGAAGCGACGCTCAAGGTCGGTGTGCCATAAGGGTTTGTCAGTATGAGGCATGAGAACCTTAGCACGAACACGCTCTCCATTATCGAGTGTAAGAATGGCTGTGCGCCATTGAGAAGGAACGAAAGGATTGTAACTCATTTTATACTCCTTTCCGCTTTCGCCACACAACTCAACCGTTCTACTTGTTGTTGCAGCTTTACCATTTCCTTGTTTGCATGGTCTCTTTCCATCCTCGCGTCGTTCACAAGTATAAAACCGGTTGCTACAGCTACTATCGACACCACCGCCACGCAAATCCACGGCTGTCTATACACAAAACTGTTAATGTCTTTACAAACACCCTTTGTAAAAGCATAACCATACTTTAAAGCATACACTCCAGCTTCTTTTGTGGTTGCATTGTCTACAAAACTAATTGTTGTCTTCATAATTTTTTGTTTTCATTTTACGTTAAACTTCAGTCTTAGTTTTTTATAATTAAATAAATACCATACTATATGACAGCGTATTTGTTGGCGTAATTTTTATAAATATGATTACGATAACTGTACGTGTAGTTTACAAGCATGTCTTCTATGTATTTACTACAAATTGCAATACGTTTACAGGTATTGCGCATTTTCTTTATAATATTGCATTTTACCGCAAGTTTTACAATTTGTATTGACTTACATACTGACATACCTATTTTTGCCGCCATATATTTGTATGAAATGCCATTGTCTACGAATTTTCTGCCATAACAAAAACGATTACAAGTTTTGGTAGCTTTCTTATATTCCTTTTTTGAAGAAGGATTGCTTCTTTGCTGAATCATTTGTTTGGCAAAATCCTTACGACGCTGTATTTCCACAAGTAACATTGCGGTCAAACCATTTTCTATGTTCTTGATTTCTTGCGCATAAGCATTCTTTTTTAAGTTAACGTTAGGTTTAAATGTAAGTTCAGGTATAGCGATATTACGATGCGCCGTGTGACTATGCAATGATTTAAAAACGAGGTGCTTTTTGTTAAGACCTGTCTCCTCTATCAATTCCATGTTTCTAAGGATAGACAATCTATCCTTGATAGCATTTGCGCTTATACCTGTAATATCATGCAATTTATTTACGCTCCAATCCTTAACAATAGAATTGCGAGTGTGTGTTTTTACAAACAAAGAGAATGCAATCGCCTTTCTCAATTGAGAGTTGCGATACATCTGATTTATTATGATTCTCTTTATCTTCATGTCTGTAAAAAGCAAAAGCGACAAGGTTGTGTACTTACCTTATCGCTTTGTATTTAATGCGTCAGTTAAGACGCGCCTTAAATCCATGTTATACACTTCACGATGTACACGGTTCGCTTAGTGGTGATTAATAGCTTTGCTATTTTTCACACCACAAAATTAATAAAAACATCCATCAAACTAATACATTCTCTTAATTATTTATAATTTATTAATACTTTATATTGATTTATTATTAGTTTTCAGTATCTTTGAAGCGTTAAACTAATAAATAATTGCTTATGACATTTACACAGACTGAACAGTATTTTTGGGCAGAGCGCATCATGCAAGCGGTCTGCGATGTAGGACAAGTTACCTTTTTGGAGCTTGTATCAGAAAGAAAAAATGTGCGTGCAAATACCCTACGCGGCTTGTATTGTCTTTTCACTCGTGATTATTGCATTCATCCAGATCGTGCGGCGCGTCTTATTGCTCGCACACGTGTAAACGTAATAAATCAGGCACGTAAGTATGCGCAGTATTTACAGGTCAAAGACAAGATGGTTGTCGAATTATACAATAAAATCAAGAATATACTTAAAACCTATGACAATGAGAAGAGATTATGATATTACAATCCCAGATATGTTGTTTCCAAGCGACAACGAACTGGAGATTCCTACACTCGACATCAATATGCAAGCAGAATGTTGTCAGATACCATTCTTATGTTTTGGAGAACAAAAGCGCACATATAACATGAATGGTGCAGGAACACTACATTTCTATACTGACGATTACCGCTTCACTACAGTATACGAACATCCCGAAAAGATATACAAACAACATCATCCTGCAAACATTGTAGAGCCCAATTTCTCTTTGTTCAATGAGACTCCTATATCATTCGGTATGCAAGCTCTCTACAAAAAGCGATGGATTGCGCGCGCTATGCAGACCCGTGGCATTGGCATATTCGTCGACCTTAATGTAGCACAAAAATGGTATCAGCTTAACATGCTTGGCGTTCCCCGTGGGTGGAGGGCTTTCGCTACACGCGGATATTCCGACCGTCTGAACAACCTTGCCTTTGAATTGTCTATCGCCAAGGACTGGGCTTTGGGCAAAACTCCTCTATTCGTTATATACGGTGGCGGCAACGAATGCCGGCGGTTCGCCCAAGAGAATGGTTGTATCTATATTAATCCTGTTGTTACGACAAAGAAAAAAATAGAAGCGTTAAAAAAGATACACGAAGGTGTGGCATTCTTCAACGAAGAATTTTCAGTTAAGAAAGAACTTGAAAAACTCACACCGTTCACGCATCAGATAGAGGATTTCTCATCGAACAGTAAACAAAACATTGAAGACAAAAATTAGTTTATTTAGCGACAAGTGATTTTTAGGTGATTATTAATTAATGAAGTACCTTTGCTTTACTCATAAGCAAAGGTTTAAGTAGAAGGCTGGCTCGCGAGGGTCGGTCTTTTATTTTATATATAATGTATGCATTTAGCAAGCTTTAAAATATATTAAATACTAATATTTCTATTAGTTTTATTTGGTTGTTTGAAGATAATATATTAATTTTGTGATGTAAAAATTAATAAGTAACTAATAAAAGGAGATACAACAATGATACAGCTTACAAAAAGAGAGCTTAACAAGCTCAACACACGCAAAGCAAAGGTCGCAAAACTTAACAACGACCTTAGAGAATATTTTGACGCATCAGGCGATATGTTACTGCCCGACATTGAATGTACCTGTATAGGTTACAGCCCAATGGGAATGGTTGAAGCTAATGACATTAAAGATAAAAATGGTAACGTTGTTGGTTTTCAGGCTTCCGTAGATGACTTAGACTACAAAGTTGAATACGTAGAAGAAGATGGTGATATATACCTTACAGGTTGGGAAGAACTTGAAGACGACCTTAAATATCAGCGTCGCAGACTTAACAAAGCATGGAGAGTGTTCAAGGCAGAAAATCCTGACGCAGAACTTGAACGCGACGACGAGGAGGATTAATTGTTTACACGGGGTAGGCAATGCTTACCCCCCCCGACTACATAAAATATTAACTTTGCAAAAAAACGAAAGATTATGGCAAAAGGTGGAGGTTCAACAAGAACAGTAAGCGCAAACAATGCGAGCGCAAGCAGAACAAACAACAGTTCTAAAGGCAATGCTGAATATATAAGTACGAAAACCAAAGAAATAGAGAGTTTTAAACTGCCAAAACAAAATGATTTCGAATATATCAACATAAATGGAGAAAACTATCGCGTTAAACATGAAAAAACAAGAGACGGTAGACATATTGTTGATATTATAAGAACATCAGATGGATATTCCTTAGGTCGTGACGTGTTTACGAATAGTGGTTCTTACGGCATGGCGACCACAAGAACAAAATCACAGGTGCAAAAGGCAATACGGGAAGAGTTGCTAAGATTGTTAAATATGTAAATATATACATTAAGAGCGTGATTATACAGGATATATGGATTCAGCAAAACTAATATTCTGTATAATCATCACGGTTACAGAGTAATAAAAGTGCTAAGTTTTTATTAGTCTATCAAAATATCTCAAGAAAAATTTTGCGCATCACAGAAGATTTTATAATTTTGTGGTGTCAAATAAATCTACGAGGAGTTTAACAAGGCTCTTTCGTTCTCCCGAGAGGGCATTTTTTATGCCTAATCGTTTTTTCGGAATAAGATACAAGTGTATCGTCCCTTGCATACGTTGTAATGGCGTGTGCGTGCTTTTCGTAGAGGCATTTGACAAAGGGTAGCGGTACACTCTTTTTTTGTTGTATCAACCCAACAATATATTAACGTCAAAAAATCTACGAAAATGAACGACGTAAAAATTTTTAATTCTCCTATGTTTGGAGAACTCCGTGTTACACGGAACGAGAAAGGCGAGTTGCTTTTCTGTCTTAAAGATGTATGCGACTCGCTTGGGTTGCAAGTTGGAGCAACAGCTAAACGATTAGAGCAACAGGTCATTAGTTCAATTAATGTCCTTACCAATGGTGGAAGTCAACAAATGTACTTCGTCACCGAACCCGACCTCTACCGATGCATCTTCCAGTCTCGCAAACCCACAGCTCGCAAGTTTCAAGATTGGGTATTCAACGATGTGCTGCCTTCGCTTCGTACAACAGGCGCATACGTTGTGGCAAAAGAAGAAGACAGTGAGGAGGATATTATCGCCTGTGGCTTGATAGCAGCCAAGGCGGCACTCGCACGACGTGAGGAGCGCATCAAAGAGCTTGAATGCGAAAACAGCCAAAGCAAACAAGTTATCGAAGTACAAAGCGAGCGTATCGCCAAGGACGCACCAAAGGTAGAATACTACGACCAGACGCTTGCTGCCGAGAATATGCTCACTACACGGCAGATTGCAAATGAGCTTGGCATAACACCTAATGAGTTGCACAACAAATTGCAACAACTCAAAATCATCTTCCGTCAATCCAACCAATGGCTGATGAACAAGCCTTACAGCACATGGAAGTTGCATGGCACACGAACCTACACCTATTACGACAGACACAAAGACGTAACTTATTCCAAGCCATATCTGGTTTGGAATCAACGAGGCAGACGTTTTATTCTCGCACTTTACAAAAACAATTTTAATGTAAAGCTCGCTATCTCTGACATCAACGGCAAAACCGCCAAATAGAACCACACACACCAACCCTTTAGCACGCATAACAATGGAAACGAACGCAATAAATAACAATAAGGAGAACTTTTCAATCAGTGACACAACTAACAGCATGCTCGCTTTGCTGCGGGATTTCGTTCGACTACAGAACAAATTAATCGTCGTTTATGACGGCGAAGTTGGCGGCAAGAACGTAATCGAAGCTTCATCCGAACTCTACCGCCTTATGCAAGACGCAATAACGGCGAACATCTGTGAAACGCTCACAGAAACACAGGTGGCACAGTTGTAATCTGACATACATATTTTAAAGGGTACGCACGGCAAAAACGTAGCGTGCCCTTTTTGTTTACACGGAAACTGATAAATCCTTATAAACCTTGATAAAACAGCTTAACTTTGCTTTAAATCATTATAAAACACGTTTAATATGGCAAAAAAGCAGAATAACACGCTCAGCGAATTGGGCGTTAAAGAACGAATAAGCCTAAGCTGTCTGGAGCTTAATGAAGGGCAGATTGTGGGCATCCCAAAGAATCCTCGTTATCTCAAAGGAGAGGAACATGACAAGCTAAAAAAGTCACTCAAGGACTCGCCGGAGCTGCTGCAATACAAGCCGCTTATGGTATACGCTGCCGAAGGTGGCAAGTTTGTCGTTATTTGTGGCAATATGCGTTTGCGTATCTGTCAGGAACTGCACAACGAAGGCGTAGAAGGTTTTGATGCGCTGCCTTGCTTTGTACTTAACAAGGACGTGTCCATTGCTAAAATTAAGGAATACGCCATCAAGGACAACGTACAGGCTGGCAACTGGGACTGGGACGAGCTTGCCAACGGAGATTGGGAAGTAGATGACTTGCAGGATTGGGGCGTTGATTGCTCGTTCTTGACTGACACGAAGCCAGTCGAAGAAATGCCAGAGCGCAAAGAAACGGAAGACGACGCATACGATGAGAGCGAGCATGAGATTGAAGCGAAATGTAAACTCGGGGATATTTGGCAGCTCGGCAGACATAGACTCATGTGTGGTGACTCTACTGACGCATCGCAAGTTGCTAAACTACTCGGGGGAACAAACATCCAACTCTATGTGACGGACCCACCGTATAATGTGGCTTACGGTTATGATGGTGCAGCAACAGAAGGACATCGCAAGGATGGACTGGTCGTCTTAAATGACAAAATGGACAACGATAAATTCGAGGAGTTTTTAACAAACGCATTTAACGCTGCCAATGCTAATATGGAGAAAGGTGCTTCGTTCTATATATTCCACAGCGACGGCTACTCATATTGGTTTAGAAAAGCCCTTATCAACACGGTAGACCTGGAGCTGCGAGAGAATTTGATATGGGTAAAGAACTCTATGGTGCTCGGAAGACAAGACTACCAATGGCGACATGAACCATGCTTGTATGGTTGGAAAAAGGGAGCGAGCCATAATTGGTTTAGCGACCGCAAGCAGACAACCGTAATGGAATTCGATAGACCGACAAAGAGCGTAGAGCATCCAACGATGAAGCCTATCCCACTTTTCGCATACCTTATTCAGAACTCATCGCAGGAAGGCTGGAATGTATATGACAGCTTCGGAGGTAGCGGCACGACTATAATGGCGTGCGAACAACTCGATAGAAACGGTTTCTCGATGGAGCTTGACCCTCATTATTGTGATGTAATAATCAATCGTTGGGAAACTTACACAGGGAAAAAGGCTGAAAAAATCACAGTTTAACTACATAATTTAAAATAAGAAATGATAGAAAAAGTAAATCCACAACATCCCGACAAAGTCGCAGACCGCATTGCCGGAGCCATCGTTGACCTTGCTTACACCAAGCAGGAAATTCCAAAGATTGCCGTTGAAGTTCTTGTCGGACATGGCGTAGCTAACGTTATTATCGAAAGCAGCGTAGATTTCTCTAAAGAAGAAGTACACACAATCGTGGAGCGCATAACCAACTGTGACAATTTACGACTGAATCTTGTAGTCAAGCCACAGGACGCGCACCTTGCAAAGAACCAAGATGGCATTATCCGTTGCGGTGACAACGGAATCTTCAAGGGTATGCCCCTCACTGACGAGGAGTGGGAGTTAAGTCAGATTGCTCGCGGTATCTACGAACGATACCCGTCGGACGGCAAATATATCTTGGGCGGCGATGAGCTGGTAATATGCCAAAGCAATGCCAAGGCAGAAGAGCTGAAAAAACTCTACCCTACTGCAACTGTCAACCCTCTCGGTGACTGGACTGGAGGCATCGATGTCGATAGCGGAGCAACCAACCGCAAGCTCGGTTCTGATATGGCTCAGTCGGTAACAGGCGGTGGACTGCACGGAAAAGACCTGTCTAAAGCCGACGTGTCGGTTAATATATATGCTTTTCTTAAGGCGCAAAAAGAGCTGAAGCCTGTGGAACTGTTCTGCGCTATCGGTGATGAAACCGTCGACGGCAAGCCGTACTCCGAGATTGTGGAGATAGCAAAAGACTACATCAACAAGGTCGGTGGCTTCGAGAAGTTCGCCGAGTGGGGACTGTTTTAAAAAGTTGCTTAATGGATAAACAAGTTGTAAAACTTTCGTCAGGAACAAGAAACAATAACCCAAGAAAGATTAGAAACGCCAGTCTTGCCGAGAGCTACGAAAAGCAAGGGTATGAAGTGGTTAGGAGGGGTTATCCGAATAATGCTTTTGTTGCAATCTACAAAGGGTCTAATCCGCACAACCAGCTGGAGAGGACGGTGGGCGAAATCTTTGCCGAAAACGGTCTGAGTTTTACGCTCGAAAAAGACGGCGGCGTAAAAATACGACTAAGAGATGGCAGGTCTTTGGAAATGCCGTCGCTTGACGGGGTGGCCGACAATTCGTTTACTCACGAAATTATGGCTCTTCAAGGCAAGCCAAGTGCCGACAAAGTCGCTGAGGGTATTAAGCATAGCTTTAAAGTGTGGAAGCAGGATAAAAAGCAAAGGATACAAGCAGACATTGCTATCACGTTTACACCCAAAGGCACAAAATACCATAGGGAGGACATTGACGCAGGCGTGAAAGAATACAAGAGACAGGTAAAAGATGGTCAAACAGAAGCAAAACCATTGATATACTTGCATGTTGACGAGGGTCACAGGGAAATATACTATCGGAATATAAAATAAAAAAAGGCGGTATCGCCTGTATATAGGATGCCGCCGTAGGGTTTATTTTTGTCCCGATGGTTCATATACTCCAACTGGCTACTAACCCTCCCACAACAAAAGTTGATGTGCAAATATAATAATAATTTAGACAACGACAAAAAATAATGAGCAAAAAGTGATGTCACAAATATTTTATGGTGAAAAAATAAAGAAACTATTATGAGTAAACCACTGCCCATCAGAACAACCATTGAGCGTGCGCTCAACATAAATATTTCATCATCGCTGCCTGCAAAGGACAAGGTGGCGGTGATGGAATGTTTGCTAACGTTAAGCGCAAATGATATAAGGCGCATAAATGAAAGCGACAAAGCAACTGCTTTTGTTAGCTTGTGCGCCAACATACTCCGTCGTGGTGAATTGATGGAGTATATGCAGATTCTCGAAATGTGCCGTAAAATGGCTTTAAACAACGATAAATGCGTTTGAAAGTGCTATAAACGTGTTTAAATGTACGATAAACGCATAGTGAAAGGAAAATAAAAGGAATAAGGAGAAGAATATGCCACTGTCAAGAAATGAAAATAAACGCAAAAAGCAACTTGCAAATTTGGAGAAAGGCAAGTTTAAAAAGGGCGAGATTACCAATCCTAAAGGGCGACCGCCTAAGCCTAAGACGATGACGGCGTTTATCGCTGAAATGAAGGAAAAAGGCTATGAAGTGCCAACATCGCAGACCATAGCCGAGTCGTTTCTGTATATTGCCACCCTGCCCGAGGACGAGCTTAAAGCCGTTCTTGCCGACAAGACACGTCCTATGATGCAGCGTATCGTTGCCAAAGGCATACTTGACAAAAAAGGTATGGATATACTCGAACGTGTCGTAGATAGAGCCTATGGCAAGATACAACATATAGACCTCACAAGTAAAGGCGAGCAAATTAAGCAGGATCCTTTGCAAGTGCATGTCGTTACTAACACAGAAGAATACAACAAGGTTCTTGCGGAGATACAAAAGGAGAAAGAACGTAAAGAAGCACAACCGGATAAAGAATAGAATATACACAAATGCCACACGTATTTTTAGCAAAGAACTACATGAAAGTGGACGCTGCCAAGAAAGCAGGGTTCACAACCGTGTCGTTGCAAGGAAGCTCGCGCTCAGCCAAAACATGGTCGATTGTGCAGTTCCTTTGTGTCTATTGCTTTAATAACGCTGGCACAACCGTTTCCATTATACGTGCCGGTATGCCTTCTATTAAGCGTACTGTATACCGTGACTTTAAGAATGTGATGCTGTCCTTTGGTTGGTGGAATGACAAGTCAATGAACAAGTCGGAGTATGTCTACACTTTTCCTAATGGTTCTTGGATAGAGTTTTTCTCTACTGACAACGAGCAGAAGGTGCGCGGTTCAAAGCGTAAGATTTTGTTCGTAAACGAGGCTAACGAGCTTTCTTTTCTTGAGTGGCAGCAGCTTCAGATGCGTACTACAGAGTTCTCCATACTCGACTACAATCCATCTTTCTCAGAAGAACACTGGATAAATCAAGTAAACGAGGAAAAAAACACTTATTGGTTTATCTCAACGTACAAGGACAACCCATTTCTTGAGCAGAAGGTAATTGACGAAATAGAAAGTCTTAAGTGGAAAAACCCGAGCCTGTGGCGAATCTATGGACTCGGACAGCGAGCTATTGTTGAGGGCCTTGTGTTTGAGAATGTTGTCGTTGACGATTATATACCGGTAGAAGCACATAGACATCATTGGATTGGCATGGACTTTGGCTATACCAACGACCCTACAGCTATTGTAGAAGTCTATCTATGTGGTAACGACCTATATGTAGACGAGCGTTGCTATCAAACGAAAATGATGACTGACGATATAATTAGAGAACTAAAAAATATAAAAGGTGACTTAGAAATAATATCAGAGAGCGCAGACCCACGTCTTGTTGATGAGATATACAATGCTGGTCTGAATATCAAACCTGTTACAAAGTTCAATGGTTCTGTAAACGCTGGCATTATGAAGATGCAACAATTCAAGATACACGTTACGAGCCGTTCTATAAATATTCGCAAGGAGTTTAACAACTACACTTGGCAACAGGACAAAGAAGGAAAGTGGCTCAATGTACCAATTGACATGTGGAATCACGGATTAGACGGTATTCGATATGTTGTTCTTGACAAGGTTCTTGGTGCATACGGCAGCGGAATGCAAGCCGCCGACATTCTCGGTCTGATGGGTTAAAATCGAAATGCTTATGAAACGAATATACGATAAACAACCAAGGGAGCATCATCGCAAACGCTCCCATTATAATAGCAGAGGGGTAGCTAAATTTTCCTTTGATAATGAGAAGGCAACCGCAAGGTACATAAAGAAAAAGCAGCTGCTTGGTTACTCCGCATATCTTTGTAGTGAGTGCAATCATTGGCACATTGGGAGGGGTAAAACAAAATAAGGAAGAGAAGAAATCCTCTTCCCTGCCCAATTCCTATGATAGTTTTACATTCTTTACTGACCAATCACCGATGGTAAGATGCTCGGCTTCTGCTTTATGTTTCAATAAGAAAAGATAGTCTTTATCAATAGACGTATGAAGCATTGTTTTATTGAGTTTTTTACGCCCTGCGCCTATCCTTGCGCCTCCGCTTCCTTTCTTTCTCATTTTATGCTTTGACCGTGATAGCGAGGGCTGAATGTATTGTTATTCTTCGTGCTTGCTAATATGAATGTCGATTTCTACTTCTGTAGGTTCATCATCCCAAGTAGGAACATCTATTCCTAAGTCTTCACAATAACTTTCGTCAATGTCAAAACAATGACCGACACCATTGCTTTCCCAATTAAAGAATCCTCTAACAGGTGGAGATGTGAATAGATGTAAGCATTCATCTTCATCGCAAGCAATAAAAGCTAACATATTTGTAAGAAATACTGGTTTCATGTCTGATGCCTTATCCGTGTTGGCGAGGGCTGATAAAAATTGTAATTTTAATTTCTTGAACATAACCTTTTGGTCAAGGCTATCGGCAAAACAAAGAGAAATAGACTCTTTTAATTGTTCGTCCGTTCGGTTATCTATATAATCAGCATAAATAGCTTCAATATAGCTATTATACTTATTAAAATCATATTTTATAGAACCATCAGATAGGTGAACAATATTTTTTGTTCTTCTATCTATATTCTTGTTTTTTGGAATATATACAGTATTACTCATTCTTCAATTCTTTAAGTGCAAAAATCAAAAGTCTATCTATATCCATTGATAGTGAATAGTAGTTATCGTCATCTATTCTTTTATTGTCTCTTAATCGGTTGCGGCGATAAATTCAAATTCGTCTTCTATTATGTCATTTTTCCAATAGATAACCTTAACCTCCTCTAAAGTTTTGTTGTAATCTTCAATAGAAAACACAAACTCTATTATTTCGTTATTCTTCTCCATTTCGTCATTAATGTACGAAACAGACCATTCGTCACTATTTATATCGTTAATGCAAAACGTTTTTTCACTTGCTTTGCTTAGCTGTTCGAGGTCTCTTGAGATTGTAAATGTTAAGCTTTTCTTTCTGCCAATGATAGGTAAACCATCTTTGCGTGTAACTTTAATTTTCATTGTTGTATCTCCTTTTTTTATTAGTTATATATTAATTTCTACAACGCAAATTAATATATTATTAGTATATAACAAAATTATCTGCTATAAATTTTTCTTTTATTAGATTTTTTAAGACTTTGCAAATTGTTTACACAGCATATTGGTTTTGTAATCGCCAGCTATATGCGTTTTGTAACTTTGCTAACAAAGTTAGCAAAATATGAGAAAGATAACAGAAATACTCGCCAATGATGGCAACACAGTACATATGTTACTGACGGCACGAAAATTACCACAGCATGAGAATTTTGAAACACTTATGAAACAGTGGGATCCTTACAAACATGATGTCTTCGACAAAAACAAACGCAAGAATAAGAAGATAAAAGTACCAACCGACCAAAAAGACCCGATTACAGGACAGGTTATATACAAAACCGAACTTGTTGACCGAGTGCGCATTGCTCTGCCTACGCAAAATATTATTGTGGAGCGACTTGTCGGATTCTTACTTACAAATGCCGTAACGTACAAAGCGAACTCGCATGGCGTGCTGTTAAAGTCGCTTAACAGCAAGCAGCAGCAGCTTTTTGATGCATTGTTGCACTGCTACCATGACAACAAAATGAAGTACTTTGACAAACGACTTGTGCGTACAGTATCATCACAATGTGAAGCGGCAGAGTTGTGGTATATGACAACCGACGAAAACGGACGACTCGGTGGTGAGATACGTGTACAGCTTTTATCTCCTGCCAATGGCGATAAGCTCTATCCACATTTCAATGATTGGCATCGTATGGACGGCTTCGGACGTGAATACTACACATTTGACGAGCTTGGAACGTCTGAACAGCATTTCGATGTATACACAGACCTTCATGTGTACAAGTATATCAATAATGGCTCTGGCTGGACGTGCATAGACGTAAAAGCACACGGCTTTACCAAAATACCTGTCGTATACTATCGTCAGTACAAATCCGAATGGGCGGACGTTCAATGGGCAGCAGACCGTGTGGAGGAATGTATATCCAACTGGGGTGATACAAATGACTATTTTGGTACACCCAAGTATTTTATACAAGGCAGGCTTGAAGGCTTTGCTGAGAAAGGCGAACAGGGTGCAGTATTCCAAGGAGGGAAAGACACAAAAATGAACGTTTTATCTTGGGATCATTCGCCCGAGTCGGTCAAAGGCGAAATCGCATACCTATTCAACATTATTTTCTCTTTTACGCAGACTCCCGACATATCGTTCGAGAACATGAAAACGCTGGGCAACAATACAAGCGGTGTCGCTATACGTTTGATGTTTACAGATCCTTTTATAAAGGTTGGCAACAAAACGGAAATGTATGGAGAAATGTTCACACGCAGAAGTAACATCGTAGCCAATGGTATTTGCAACGCCGGCATTTACGTAAAAGGCATAGACATGAGTGTGGCTGAGAATATTGACTTTGAACCAGTGTTTGAGCCGTACATACCAGAGAATAATGTTGAGCTAATGCAACTTATCACTCAGAGCAACGGAGGCAAACCGTCGACCTCGCAGCGTCGCTCCATTGAGCTTAATCCACTCAACGATGATGCAGATAGTGTAGAAAAAGAAATGAAAGAAGAGCAACAGAGCGAATTAATGCAACAGGCGGCAATGCTTGGTATGGGCAGTTCCGCATCAGCAGCACAGTCAGTAGAAAATAACGAGGAGGAATAATTATGTCAAAAAATAGTGGAGGAACAAGGAAGAGTCGCCCAAAAGAAACTCTTCCTACTGAAAAGATTACTGCTGTCAGTGACTATATGTACACAATTAATGACAATGGAGCTTATTCAGATTCAGACAAGGCAAAAGCTATATATAAAGGTCGTGAGGAATTAAAGAAATTATATCCAGACCAACCTTTCATTACTGTAACACATTTAAGTGTTGACGAACAAGGCTATTTGCATGTAGATATAGGTCTCAACGGAAAAAAGATAGCCGGTATGCTGAGAGAATTTGGGCAAATTCGATATGATACAAGAGACAACAAATTCCATGTCACCTATCAAGGGTATAAATGGGAAACTGCAACTCTCAACAATATGAGGGAGCAATACAAATATATCCAAGACAAACAAAATTTTGGTAAATGGGATAAGAAAATGGAAGAATTAATTGACAGACACAACAATAAACCCACAAAAGAACATAATGCTTTTATGGATATTGAGCAACGATACAGATTAAGTAAGTGATGGCAAAAAAGCTAACATCAAAACAAAAGAAAGAGCAGTTAAACCAACTGTTCGCAGCGTACAACCGCCGACTTGGCATGTTGTATAGTGGTTATGTCAAGAAGCTGCTCTCTCTTGGCTATAACGAAGATGTGCTCGAAAGTGACGCTCTTTTCAATTTTGACAATTTCCCTTTGCTTAAAGCTCGACTTGAAGACATATTTAACGACTATTTCCAAAACAGTATATTATGCTACAAAAGCGGCATAACAGACGGCGTTTCTTTGGCGTACACGCATGATGGCGACGCTTTGGGGCAATTCTCCGTACTATCAGACAAAGCCTTGCAGACCGCAAGAAAAACGGCAGCAGCGACGTTTATCGCCAATAGACTCAATGCTAAAAACGGCTTAAACCTTGCACAGTCTGTTTGGAACTACTGCCAGCAGACGAAAGCGGAGTTTGAAATGGCGATGTCAAATGTAATAGCCGACGGATTGGAGAAGGGCACGTCGGCAGAAGAAGTAGGAAGAAGATTACGGCAGTATCTGAATAATCCTGACATGATGTACCGCCGTTATCACACCGTAAAAGTGCTGAAAAACGGACAGAAGAAGGATGTTGTCACTTGGCGCAGGAAGCGTATTATCGATGGACGTGTACGTTTTGTAGAAGAGCCGCTCGAACGTGTAGGGCAAGGCGTATATCGCTCCGCAAGAAAGAATGCTCTGCGTGTTGCTCGCACGGAGATAAATGCAGCTTATCACAAGGCGCGAAACGAACGTTGGAAAAATGAGCCTTTCGTCATTGGTCAGCATATACATATCTCTCCACAGCACGATCCAGAGGAAGACGCAGATATCTGCGACGAACTTGAAGGCTATTACCCAAAAGATTTTGACTGGGACAGTTGGCATGCTCAATGCATGTGTACCAGTGACCCCGTTATGATTAGCGGTGAAGAACGCAAGCAGTTCTATAAGCGACTGGCAAAAGGAGAAGATATGACAAACTACATATCTCCGAACCGTGTAAAGGACGTGCCCGACCAATACAAACGGTATATTGAAGCCAACGGTGACAAAATCGTGGACGCATTTAAACGCGGTAAGCTTGCATGGCATTTAGCTGATAATAAAAGTTATTGGGTGAAGTATTTGGACGCAACACAACGCAAGGAAATGGGCGTAAAGGCAATGTCTCGTCGTGAAGCAATACAAGAGATTGCAAAAGCAAGGCACGCGAAGCGAGATGTGGAAGCTATTAAAAGAAAGGTAGAGCAGCGACACAAACGACTTGCAACAGAAAGAGCTTATACACATTATGGCAAGAGCATCATGCGCTATATGGACGGCATAAAAGATGTAGATACATCGGCATTAAAAGTAGCTCTTGACGCAAAAGATTATGCAAATATTTACAAAGAAGCGGAAGCACTTAAGGAGCAGGGCAAAAAGATTTTGTCTCTGTCGCGGCTCGACAACCCTATTCTTGTTGCACGCAACTACTCAATGTCAGAAGCTATTGCCGTCAATAGTGCTGTCGAAGCAAGATTGGCAAGAGAGAGTGCCGAGTTGCTTCCAAGAAAACGATTTCTCGAATCCGAGATTAGATGGGTCGAAGAACATAAAAAATACAACACGTGGAAAGTTGCCCAAGATGCGTATAAGAAAGAACTGCGCATTGTAGAGAAAAAGATTGAAATTAAAGATGTTGCCGACAGTGTTAGTAGCGCACTCGCATACGCTTCTTTATCAAAAAGCAGAAAGATAAAAGAGTTAGCATCCGAGATGAATCGCATATTGACTCAAAAAAATGTCGACTTAGCTTTAGCAAGAAGCAAAGCACAGGAGATTAATAGAAAATATCAGCAGCTCCTAAAAAACAAGACAAAATCACCTAAGGTTTTGAAGGAAACGGCAGTTAATCACGAAACAATAAAAGATTTAAAGAAGCGCCTGGGTACAAAATTCCCAAAAACTCTTGAACATCTTGAAGATGCAATAAGTGAATACGAAAAAAACAGCCGTTTTTATGGCGCTGCGGCAAAAACTCATAAAAATGAGATAGAGATATTAATGCAGCAGGTGTTTAATGAACACGATTTGGGAATGAACATAAAAGATTCTATACTCGAAAAGGTCTTAAACTCAAAATTCATGAACACCTTTGAAACTGGTTCATCTGGAGGTTACTTAGGTTCTACGTCTACAACAGGCAAAATCAGCCCTACACATTCACGTTTAGAGGCTGCTCACAAACTGTTCGGTCTTCCACAACGAGACCTTTTAACACAACAATTAGCGAGAACCGAATATGAAAAATACGGAAACTTGCTCGACCATAACATACTGCGCTCAATGCAGAATAACACAGCAAGAAGCTACGGTAATGTCGAAGTTCGTTTTAAAAAAGACAAGGTTGTAGCAACGTGGACAGCAGGAGATTCTTTAGGTGTTAGATATCAACCGTCTTTGGTTAGCGACCCAAAAGCGTGTTCTTATGACGATTTTTATAATACACCTACGTCAAGTAACATACAAACAGCAAACCTTGTAGAATTTAAAAAGAAGCACATATCAACATATCTCGAGCTACAATATCACGGACAGCTTACTGTTGATTGCATAGAATCCATAACCTATCCATACGATATTTTAGATGGCTCTCACGATAATTTTTTAAAGGTTGCCAAGGAATTTAAAAAGAAAGGCGCATCCATCTATTATATAAAAGGAAACGCCTTGTATAAATTATAAATACACTTCCCTTATAAAGGCTTCAACATTTGGAACCTTTATAAGGTAAGTGTTCATAACATCTGCTAACTCATAAGGATTCCATTTGCCAACATAGGAAGCGACATAAGAAGCGATGTCTTTTTGCGCCGCATTAGCACGAATGTTGCTTGCAAAATTCTCACATGCAGCTTTTTCGGCTATCCACAGCTGACCTTCATTTGTACCTTCGAAGGATTCTGGCATTATCGCCTCGCCCTTATAGAAATGGCAATATTTTAAAATATCTTCTGCTGTCATGTTGATATTCTTTTTAGTTAATAATATGCAAATGTACGCCAAATATTTTGCACGCACAAATATTTGAGCTACCTTTGCACCACATTGTTGTATCTCTAACGAGATATTACGTTAAACTCCTTGCCCACTGCCAAATGTATCTCCGTTGGCAGTGGGCTTTTGCGTTTATACACCTAAGGCTTTTTGAATACATATTTTTTCACTATCAGATAGCATATTCCATTGTATCTTGCGATAATGCCCATCAACGAGAAGCATAAGCGACACCGCAGGTCCAATTGCTTTATTTTCAACTACACGTATTGATACTGCCATTGCATTGCGATATGATTTTCTGCCTTTAACAGGCGCCGTGTTCTTTAAATCACATTCATATGGCGAAGTTGTCGTAACATTAAACAGCTTTGCCAACATATATTCTGTGTATACGTTCATATTCTATCCTATGAATTTATCGTAGTAGTCATTATCAAAAGAAATCTTTTCTTTGTCAAAGTCAGTCGATATTTCATGTGCATAACAACTAACTTTTGTTATGCATATTCTATTTTCTAACTTATCGCCACTTAAAGACACAGAATCCGGAATGTTTTCACTATATGTTCTTACTTTAACATAGAAATATCCATTACCATTTTCAAAAGTTTCAATACTCTTTTTGACCAATTCACATTCATCGTAGTATTGACGAACGTAAGCCAATGCATCCTCTTTATTTGCAAAGACACGAAGGACTCCTGAATGTATATCGCAGACATCATTACTATTGTCTTTGTCTTGCTGTTTCGACTCAACTTCTACGACGTAGACGTAAGATGACGTAGGAACTTCTTGCATGGAAACAGGTGACAGTGTGGACGCTTCTTGTGGTTTTCTAATTGTAGCCATATCGTTATTTTCTAAAGTTTATATATGCACTTGGATAACGCATCGAGCAATGTTCTGTAACAACATATCCTTGTCGGCGGAATGCTCGCACAACGTTATCAACCGCTTCGAACGAAGATGCATGCCATTTGTTTTCGTTCGGCATAGATCCTGTCCAGTTACCAGCACAGCAACCTTCGGTTCGCTGAAGAATCTGTACTTCTTTTCTTTCTTTTAAATTGTCAAGAACCCATTGTGCAAGCTCATTCTCTTGCTCTTCTCTTGCATTTGACTTTGGAATTTCTATCATATTATTGATTGTATTTTAGATTTAACAATGCACAAAACCTTTTATAAACATGAATTTATATGTTTAAAAGACTGTTTATAAGTTCTTCTTTGGTTGCGAATATCTCGTTCATATATCTATTTTCCTTACGTTTGTCAATACTGATAACTACGGAATTGCCGTGTATGGATTTGTGTACCAAAGTAAGAATGTGGTTAAACTCTTGCGAAGGCAGCGATAACACGTCTTTAGAGATACCAGCTCTTTCTGCGCAGAAGGAGTAGACATTTTCGATAAGATACTGTGAACGATAATCCAAATAGAATTTGTCTTTTTGTTCGCCTATAGACATTGACATATACAGGATAGTTCCACTTACTATTTTGTTGTTTAGCATCGTATAGACAGTTTGTCCAATACGGAAGTCACTTGCGAGAATTGTAGCGGAGTCCTTCACTGCTTTCATACCGCTGTCTTCATAATTAAAAGTAGCATAGAGTTGATTTTGTTCCTTGAGTGCTTTGAACATTCTTTCCATGCACTCTTCTTTGGTTGCCACTCGCTCTGTCTCTATACCATCTTCGTCTATTTCAACGACAATATCATCAAAATAATTCTGATTTTTATCACAGATGTGCAATCCGAGCTCTTGAGCTTTGATAACATCGTTAGCCGTTGTAACCTCAAAGCCAGCAATGTATGAATCTTCAAAAAAAATAGTTTTCATAATCGTATGTTTTAAATTATTATTTATTAGTTCCGTGTGTGGAATCGAACCACAATGGAAAGCCTATCTTTACACGAAAACCGACTATCTAAGTTGTCATCTTGCGTTTAACGTTTTCTTCTTAACGTGCCATAATACTGTATGCCACACATGTTTGCCGTGTTATCTCACGCCTTATGATTTTTCGTCTTCACTAAGGTTTGACGGTGGGATAATGAGCACCCCTTTCCGTGCTGTCTGCTTATACGTTCACAGGCCAAACGACAAGTTCGAGTTCTTGCGACTGAGTTTAGGTATTCTCCTTCCGATTTCTCTTTCAGTCATTTTTAGACGGATGGCTCAAAGGAACTTCTAACGAAAATCTGTACCGTATTCTACGTAGTATTGTTCCGTGTCACGTCTCGAACGTGATGTGCGCCTGTCGCTCACGGATAATGGTATGTTTATAAACGCACCTGTAAATCTGTTGGTTTGATATTATCACCATCTTTTCGTGCTATTTCAATAGCTTCTTCAACACTGTGAGTTTTTACATATCCAAACTTTCCATGCTTATGACTGTAGTAAGTGTAGACTGTATAATTTTTCTTTTTCATAATCGTTTGTGCTTATTTGTCCAAATTTTCTACCAGATACTTGATTTCGCTGTCCGACAATTCGATGTTTTGAGAATGTTTGAATTTGATTATCTCCTTGATTCCTATAACTTCTTCCACAGCTTGATAGGCCATAGCGTCCGTGTCGTTGCCTTTATCGAGAGCAGCAATTATGTTATGCGCAAAAATTGTAATCATATCTTTTGCTACTGTTTTAACGTTTTCTACTTCTTTGCGCAAAACCTCAGTTTCTTTGTTAAAAGTGCAACCGCACTCAATAGCAAAATCATTCTTTATATTCTCGCACATCTGGTCGATGTCCGCTCCAAACTTCTGTGCAAAGTATGTATTACCTTTAAGTGATTGTAATACTTTAATTTCTTCCTGTTTTGTCATAATCTTGATATTTTTTGTTTTTGGGGAAGTAGCAAGCTTCCCCTTTATTTTGTTTTTATTTCATTTCAGCATCGGGGAATTTCTCTTTGGTCTTTCTGAGTGCTGTAATGCATGCCATATATTCTCCGCTACCTTCCTCTCCGACAAGCTCGGCAAAAATAGACCACCAATAACGGTTGTGTGTGTCGTTTACAAATGGATAATTGCTGTTCATTGTTGTATCTCCTATATTAGTTGTTTATTAATTTTACACCGCAAAGTTAATATTTTATCTTCGAACAACCAAGTCATTCTTAGTTTATTTCTCTGTATTAAGAATAATTTAGAGGTTTATCTATTAGTAGAAATAAATATAAAATATAATAGTACTAATATCAACAAAAATACCTACCTTTGTAAACAAATCTAAAGCTTATGACGCAGGTATACGACATGTCAGCAGAAGAAATCCGTGAGCTTGTAAAACAATACATTGAACATGGAGTTATAAGTCGAGCTATACAATGCTATGAACGGCTGTTGTGGCTCGGTAAATTGCAACAGCGCGAGTATTTAATATTAAAAATGATGTATGCGCAGCAGGCCAAAGAAAGTGTTTCAAAAGCAATAATTAAAAGATATAACAAAATTTACGTATTATAAAATTAAAACTATGAAAAAAGGTAGTTCTGACTGGTTAACAGCCATAGGTGTAACTTTTATTATTTTTATGATAATGTCCGCAATTGGACAGAAATCAAACGATGAAGAAATAACCGATAAGCCCTTGTATGAAAATACGGAGTATGTAGAAAGTTTAGCGGAAGACTTGATTAAAAAGAGATTAAGAGACCCTGACAGCTATGAATTTGTAGACATGAATGAAGTACAATCATCTAAAGAGAATGAAAAATTATTCATTGTTAAATACAGAGCTAAAAATGGCTTTGGTGGATACAATGTTTGTCAAGCTATGTTTTCTTGTGATAAAGATAAATTAACTATTATCACAAATGAGGATTAATTATCTCTTTATCTACGTAAGAGAGATTTATTACAATAATTGGAAAGATAAAGAGTGGGGCATTACAACCTCACTCTTGTTTTTTATTCCAGCGCCTCCAGAGCTTCTTTAAGTGCATCTTTTATACCATTGTGCAAAAAATGCTTTGTAAGATACAGCACGTTATATCCTTTGTCCTCAACATACTTGCCATATACCATACCAGCAACAACAATAACGGTGTAACCCTGCGGAGCTACGACACCGGGTTTTGACGCATATTCCTCCAATGCTTTTTGTACTTGCGCCTGACCGCCTTTTACTTTGTCAGGCTCGGGAATATTACCTATAAAAGAGTTGAGTAGCTTACCGTCTTTGAACACAGCAAATGATATGGAGTTTTTAAGATTTGCCGTTTGGTCTTGGTAGCCTTTATTGTCTTTTGAAAAAGTCACAGCTTCTTCGCCAAGCTGTGCGAGTAACTGATCCAAAACGTTCTCCACGGCCTGTTTTTTCTCCATAAGCCTTTTCTTTAAGGCTTCTATACCTTTTATCTGTATGTCTACTTTTGCCATAAGGCAAAGATAATGTTTTCCCTGTAAATAACAGAAAAATAACTGGGTTTTAACAAATAAAAGAGTGGAACGCTGCCGCCCTACTCTTTTTATTACAAGTTGATTATTTCTTTGCTTGCTCTGTTTGTTCGACAAGTGGTAGAATACCATGCTTTTTTAATGTTTCGTATAAGAACAATCGACCCTTTTGTGTCCATTTCGTATAGACACGCGCGCCTTTTGTACCGTCACTATGCGGATATTCAAATGTCTCCGACTGAACATAACCACATTGTAGATATTTAGCACGTACAACCCATGTTGTGCCAACCTTGCGCTGTATTTGCATATTGCGAAGAAGTACATTGAACGCTTTTGCTGATTTCCCATAATCTTGTGCAATAAGTGTCACCTGTACAGTATCTTTACACTGGAGAATAGTGTCTACATAGCTGACTTTAGGCTGCATTTCTGTGATAGCGGTTGAAAGTTCAACTATTTCTGTGTTCTTTTGTTCTATCTCTATATTCTTTTGCTCTATTAGCCGTTGTTTTTCCTCAATAGCCTGCTGTTGTTTAGCGGCGAGCATCAACGCTTCGGCAAAAGTCTGAGGAACAGCAATAGCTTGTACCGCTTTATGAAAGACTTGCCGGTAGACCTCGAATACACTACGGATTTTCCGGGCAATAAAATATTCAAGACAAGAAGTCGTAAGGTAGTATTCTATTGTAGGTCTACCCCCTTTGGGGTTTTGCGGATTTTTCCGCAAAACTTGATAGTCAACATCTTTTATGAACTGCTCATTATTAATGAGTGCTTCTACAGCATCCGATTTCTTGCCATATACAAGCGGCCATACATCATCAATACTTACAGGAAATTCCCTGTTAGACTGTGAAAGGTTTAACACTGCGGTAAAATACTCCTTGATTTCACTATTCGTACTCTCTTTTGTTAATTTCAAATTAGCCATGTGATTTTTGTTAAGATTTATGTGTTACAGACAGAAAATTAGTATTCTGTTATTGTGCAATGGGGTTACTTGTAGTAAGGGCATCGAGCAATTATTTGTACAGCACAAGGTCGCTGACATACGCCCATTGCTCCAGCCCTTTGCCCTCATACATAGAGTAGTCCATGAACCACCACTTGTATACACCCGATTGCATCGCTCGACGTGTAGCGAGTCGGAAACCGCTTGTTGTGCGAAGCAAACACCACTCGCCGTCGTTGGGCAACTCGGTGTTGGCATCATGCCATATAGTTTGTAAGTACTGTTTAATACCGGCAATAAAGGACGAGCGCAAATCATCGCGAGTAAACTTGCACTCGTCCGCATCGCCACTGAAAAGATTAAGCGGATAGTCTTGTGCCCATGCACAGCCCTTATCAACACAATCCTTTCGTGAAAGCATATCAACATGCACTGTTGTTGTTTTCTTTTTTCTTGGCATTTACGTATTCTTTAAGTACACAAGCACCATCTTCAAGCAAAGTATATCGTTCACGCTGCTCAGCAGACATTGCATCGTATGCAGCACGGCTTGCCTTCTTTATATTATCTTGACTGTATAGCGTTTTAAAGAACGCATCAAAAGTTGCCTTTATAGCCTTGTTCTTTACGATGTTGTCCCGATACGTGTTACGGTCTTCGCCCATAATGTTTTCAAGCATCATTTCAATAGACTTTAACGCCCGTACAGGGAACATCGGTGCAAAGCAACTACGGACATCAATATGCCTTATCTCCTGTATTCGCTTGAATATATGTTCAAAAGTGTCGCTTGACATACATATAAGGTTTTGGACTACTATCATCAAGGCACAAAGACCAGGTCTGCCCACACCAAGGTTTGCTAACTTTTTGGATATCTGCTCATGTAGCCTTTTCAAGATAGGTGTTGTCATGTCGTATAACTGGTTGGCATACTCGTTGCAATAATCAGGTTCAGAACTTTGTTCTACTGTCTTTATTATGCTGCGTAGAGAACGCTGTGCATCTCGAAAAAGCTTCTTAGTCTTAAACTTAAATAACCCTTTCTTGCGTAAATAGTCCTCCATATAGATAAGCCAGTTGTCCGTTATCAAATACTCCGTGTATGAGAACTGAAACACCGACACCTTGCCAATGTTTAGCGTTTCTTGTATATATTCAGTATCAACAGACTGGTCGGCATACACTCTATGAATGCTGCCAAAAGACTCTACATTATAGCATTTTATTGGATTTTGCATATTTTATTCTGATATATTATTTTGTTGCCGGTACTCATTAACAGCATTTGTAAAGTAAGGCGAAAATGCAAGTTCTTTAATATATTCGTCGATTGATGTAACGGTTGTGCTATTGTCACCACGCTCCCAGCTACTGACATAGAACATCCAACACTTCGTAACATACACCTCCTGCTGTGAATTGTTGAATGGATTAAAAGCCGTTGTTTTCTCAATAATGATGTGAAGCCTGCGGTCATTAGACCACAATTCATAGCCTCCCTCCGTCTTGACAGCGTATGCAGCTTTATTATTTGATTTTATAAAATATTCTTTTTGCGACATTGAGTATCTCTTTTATTTACATTTACTTCATTGATATTACTTTTAGCCATCGCTCGATTGCAAGTGCAGATTCATCAAATGAGCGACAAACTATATATTCAAAACCAAGAGCGCAGACCTTTCTCTGAAATTCATTTTGTTTCTCAGACAGTCTGCCATCGGGCGTTTTTACTTCGAGGAACAACACATTATGCTCGGCTATTATGATAAGGTCGGAGAATCCGGCAAGAATCCCCTCACGCTTCATTATCGTTGCTTCTTTCGCATTACGAAAGCCGCCATTAGGAATAGCAGCTATTATATACCGTGGGTATTGCAAGCGAAACCATTGTACGACAGCTTGTTGAATGCCAGACTCGACGTGCCGAGGTTTGGCACGCTGATTGTGCTTCAATAGGAGAAGCTGCCATTTACTCAAATTCTGCGTCATTTTTTTTGCTAATTGCATCATCCACAGTAGAACGCCATTGCCTCCATTCTTCTTCTGTGCGCATCCATTGAAGACATGGTCTTTTTTCAGGCATTGTCAAAGCTGATATAAGACCAAGCATTTCGTCAAAGCCTAAATGGTCGCTATGTTTATCACCCTGCCAAACATCGAAACCATGATCACCATCTTTTTTTATTACAATATCTTCCATTTGTTACATCCATTTTGTCCAACGTTTTTGCTCAATTGGACGATAATAAATCTTACACTTGTCGTTCTCAAATACACCATTATTTCTTGATATGGCATTCATTATTGCACCACGTCCAACACCTAACACGTCTTTTCCATATTCAGCGACAAGCTGGAATGAAGAAGTATATGCTCTTTCTATCTTTGAACCTTTAAGTTGCAATACAAGCACCCTTTTTCTCTGCTTCCTTCTGTCTTTCATTTCTACTTCACCTCGCTTTCTATTTGTTTCTGTGACTCGCGTATTAACAAATCTATGATTTTAACGATTACTTCTCTATTGCTTATGCCATGAATGCCGTTTGTGGCTTTTAACTCCACACAGTACACAAGTTCTTCCTTGCGTAGCTTGCGGTACTGAGCATTCAATTCTTTTATATGTTCTATTTTCTCCATTGCTTTTAGTTTATGCATGTGCTGACATTTCGTATTGTACAGCACATGCTTCGTTTACTTTACAGCAACACAAGGTCTGCGACATGTGTTCCGGCAGGAATAATGAGATTGTCCATACGAGTGCCAAACTGAGTTTGTCGTAGTATGTTTACCTCTTCGCATACATTGACAACAACGTTTACTTTGCTGCTACCAGTAATTATTGACATTGGCACAACAAAAGAAGATGTAAGGCGTTTGTTTTCCTCTACAAGCAAACCATTCATTGCATTGTCTTGTGTAGATGTAATGATTGCGTCTCCAAAACCTGCTATGTTAATAACAGTCGGCACAATAACGCCACCTTTATGCAAAGGAACATCCTCACTTGCTATAAGAGGTATTATACGTGGTTTATTCGTCTCTTTCTCTTCTTGAGACTTTGATTCCTTGTTGTCTTCACTTTGTGCATCCTGTACCTCGTCCTCTAATGTTTCCATTGGTGGAACAAACTGAGGTGCGTCGTTTTCTGTAGGTTTTTCTGTTTTTTTGTATCTTCCCATATTTTATTTTTTAAAAAGGTAAATCACTATCATCATTCACGGGCTGTGCAAATGGAGCATCACAAGTTGCAGCCGCATTAACTGGAGTGTTGTCAAATGGTTTCATGCCTCCGAGGATTGGCATTGCGTCCAATTGATCCTTTGTCATGCTCTTACGTACTTCTTTCGGCAAAGACTGCTTTACAAGGTGCGTTTGGTCATATTTGGATTCACGCAAGGCAAAAGCATTCAAATCCAAATAGACAGCCTTAGGAGTGCCATCAGCATTTGCGCTAACAAAAAGATGATTCTCTTCAATAGGTACAACAAGACAACGTTTTGTTCCCGTGCGTCCTTTAATGCTCATAACACCAGCATTCTGGTATTTTAGAGCATTCAGTTTGATTCCATAGTTTTCTTTTTCCATTTCAATATTTTATTTGTTAACCTTTTAATCTATCCAAGAACGACACAAGACATTTACCATTAATCAATTGAAATTTAAACTCCAACATATCATCATCTGATAAATCACCCACATCATTAATAACAAGAGTAGGAAAATCGTACATACGAGCAAATCCTTTTTCTTCAATGTGTGCATCGAAATTTTCAGGCTTTAAATTCTGTGTATCGCAGAAAAAATAATCCAAGCTCTCGATAACATGGCAGTTTATCCATTCCTTATCTTTTAGATAACCGGTATCTACGAGTTCGTAATGCAATTTGGCATTGTCAGCCATCACCGCCTTAACCCTCTTTATTTCTTCGTCGATGCTTTTCTCTAACAATTTGCTTGTGACGAGTGCAGCACTATTCCGCGTCTTGAAGTATTCTCGCTGTGCGGCTCGCATTTGGCTTACCTTGCGAAAAAAAGTCTTGTTATTCATTATCTTGTTTTTTAAGTTCTTCAATGAGTACGTTAGCGTATCTATGAGTAATGACTGCCGTACAGTTACGCTTATCTCTTGTTAGTTTTGCTACACATTCCTTGCAACGTCCTTTGTAGGACTTTGAGAAAGCGGACAGTGACAAAGTTCGTCCGCATATCTCACACGTTTTCATTTCCATTTTACATTGCTTAATATTTTTTGTACCTTTCTATAAATACACTGGCTGCTCCTTTTGCGACATCAGCAAGATACGTTGCTTCTGTCTTGCCTTTGAGTGAGGCGATATTTTGTACTGTGCCACGGAAACATCTGACATTATCTATATCTGTATTATAAGCGACCATCATTTTTGAAAACATATCCTTAGCAAGGTCGTATTCGCGTTGCTCCCAATCAATCGGATCATGTTGAAGTTGCTCACAAATAGAATCAAGGTCTTTTATATAAGCCCACCGTTCTATGTGTTTATCAAAATATGTTGGGGATTGTAAACGGCTTTCTACCCATATTTTATCTCGAACCAACTTATAAGAATTACGGTCTTTCCATTTAAAGATATATCTATCTTTTCCGTTGGGAATTTCCGTGGCTGTATGCCAAATATTTTTTGTTTCCATATCTCCTTTTGATTTTAAATTAGCCTCGGAATAAGGATTCGAACCTATATTCACACCGTGTATTTACAGGCTGCTCACACGATTAACTATTCTAACATTTTAACATTTATGGCTGTCAATCCTACAACGGAAAACTTTGCAACCTACCGTCCCTTGACGGATGAATTATTCCGAGTTATAAAATGCCCTACCGCCGTAGGGCTTACGAACTAAAAACTTTATTTTATACCAATTATAGAAGAACGTCTCACGACGTGACAGAAAAAACAAATTGTTTTACAATATATGATTGTCTAAAAAATCCACCATAGCCAAATTCTGTGAAAGAATCATTGGCTGGTCGAGCGTTGCCGACTTGTACATGTCCGTAGCGGCATTGTAGAAATCCCACGCTGTCACCTTGCCTTTGCTATTATATGCAAGCATCATCTTTTCTGTTATGCGCCCTATTTGTGCTTGGTTGAGCGGTATAGTGTTGTTGTTGCGTATGCATTTGTGCTTTGTCTCCGAAGCTACGCGTAATGATGTAAGCATACCTATGATTGTGAACATTTCTTGTGCGCTAATCTCGCGACGTTTCATTTTCTCAATTCGTTCATCGTCGCTTTCTGCGATACCTCGCAGATTATCGAGCCAACTCGCCACCTTATCAAGCATTTCGCTAATGGAAATGCCGGGAGTCTTACCATCTTTATACGTAGCAGCATATTGCTCACGGTTGAGCATTGTCTGGTTATGACATATCACCACATTGCGTCCGATACCAACTTGCAAACCTTTCTGATGATACGAGATAGCAAGATTTGTTGTTATGGCATCATCACCCTCACCTTTATCAAGGTCGTATAAGCGAATATTGCAATACACGCGTCGTAAGATATGTGCTTCTATGGCACGTTCTCCAAACTTTTCTTCCTTCTGTGGAAGACGACTCACACCAGGCGCTCTTCGGTCTTTGTTGTTGGCAGCGAACAAATCCCATATCTCGGCACGATAGCCACGTTCGGCGCACATCTCCTGTATCTGCTGTATGAGCTGAAAATGATAAATGCCCAGCAACGGATTTCCGTTGTAGTCGTTTTCTTTCTCCGTGCGTGCGAGCTGTTCAAGCGTCAGCGTCTGAACCTTGCTTATGTCGAAGTCAAGGAACTGACGGTCGTTACCACCTGCTACTTCAATCTCTGTTGTAGAATCAGCGACCAAGTTGTTAGATGTAGCTACATTCATTGTTGAATACATTGTTGTTTCCATTTTAATTTGTTGTTACGTTAAACTTGTTTATGATTAAAGTGTTTCCACGTTTTCTGTGTGAAAGAACTCCTCGTCCACTTGCGTGTACATTGGAAGCATTGTTTTGCCGTACAGCCACTTTGGCATGACACACTCATTTAAATCTTCCGACACGTTGCTTGGCTTCACGATGATTTTGTTTTCCGGAACCCAAACTTTCTGATTTTGTCCCTCTCCAAAAGAGAACATTTGCGCTTTTGGTGTTTTGATATCCATCATTGCCTTCGGGCAACGAAAACGCACCATTGTTGTTGTAATCTCCATTGTTGTATCTTTTGTTTTTGTTAATAAAATACCCACATAGCCACGTACATAACCGCTATGATTGCGCAAGAACACACTATAGTAATCTTGGCTTCTTTTACTTGTTCTTCATCCCAATTGTGGGGGTCCATGTAATCTGTCATATTCGTTTGTTTTGTAGCGAGACATTGTACCTCGCTGTGTTATTTCTTACAGATGATTGTCTCGCCGTTGTCCGTTACCTCAGAAAGGTATCCGGAAGAAATTCGATTAAAGAGCTTCATTGCAAACCCTTTGTTTGTTGTGTGACGAGCTTCGTCAGTCTGCTTGTTGTAAATGCAATAAATCATAACTGTATCTCCTTTTAAATTATTTATTAGTTTTCACGTCGCAAAATTAATATTTTATCTTCATATAGCAAAATGTTTCTTAGTTTATTTCTCTGTTTTAATAAATTTTAATATTAAAAACAGCCTCTATACTAATATTTGTATTAATTTTGTGGCATCAAAAAAGGTTGACAATAAAAAAGAATGGATTTCCCAATCCAAAAGGAGCAGGGTTAAATATAACATATGCCTCTCATTGCACACATTGTCAACTTAGTGCAACGAGAGGCTATTTTTTTAACGTATGGTAAAAAAGTTAAGATACAGCATCGCAAACAGCCTTTTCAGAGACAAGCAATCTCTGAAAGCTATTGCGTTTGTACTTTTCTTTTATCATAAATACAGTCAAAACGTCCTGAAAAAATGGACATATAACAAATTGTCAAATATAACGGGCATACATGCGTACACAATAAAGAAACGCATTGCGACATTACATAGGCTCGGATATGTTGATTTCGAAGGATCGTCGCTTGTTTTTCGTTCAGTCGTTTCAAAGCACATCGAACGAAACATTAATATCACAGATATTTGTTATGACACACTTAAAGATGTAGAAAAATCATTATACGCCATTCTTTTGTGCATAATTCAATCCCGCAAGAACTTTTGTAGACGTACCATTCTACAGGCTCGCGAATCAAGACGCGCTGATGTTGTCAAAAAGGCTCGCACCATTAAAAGGAGGTATGGCTATGGGGAGACCTATTGCGAGAAGGGGTTATCGTACAAAAGAATTGCGCGAAAATATGGAGTTTCGTTAAAAACAGCATTTGAATATGTAAAATATGCGGTAGAAAAAGGCTTTGTTGCTTTACAGAACCACTTTTTTTCTACTTTTATGCATGGAGTGAACAGATATCCTGTTCCTGGTTTCAGATTCACTACTCGTAACTATGCTTATAACGTTGCAGCTAATACATACTCCATTACAAGTAATATATTCTCTTTAATGACTCCTCGTGCTTCACACGGGGCGCATAATGCATGGTTATATTAGATTATAAAAAGTGTAGACTATATGAAAAATTCAACAAAGCTCGAAAAAGTTAAGAAATGGCTTGATGAAAACGGCATCAAATGGAAAGCTCGTCGTCGTCATCGTAATGGACATAGCGACTGCTTCATTATTGACACGAAGGTCTCCATTAAAATCGAGGGTGCAGACGATGATATTTTCTATCGCCGTCACAAGCGTGGCTATCATCCTGTGTTTATTCGCAAAGCGGACACGCCAAAGTTCGTTATCGAAAAGGTCGCAAACACCATACGCGACGCTATGATTAAACAGCAAGACTATTATTTAAAGCAGCAAAGAAGAAAGGAGGTTTTGAAAAATGAAAAAAGAAATAAGTAAAGAAGTTTATTGCGGTGAATGTCCATTTTTTAAAAACGAGGATATAGACGGATATGGTCATTGTAATATAGGCAAGAGAGAAGGACATTGTAGTGATTTGTGTCGATATTTTACGTATATCATGTCCAGAAAAGAAACGCTTCGTTTGTTACATTATTGCCAAAAATGGAGACGAGGTGCTAATATCACAATGCCACCACCAACATTGTTTGGATGGGCTATTGACAACGCTATGCGCATTATCCGTAATCTTAAATAAACAACAATGAAGCCAAGCAAAGCATTGATTAATAGGCTGCGTCAAGACCTTATGTCAAAGACAAGCGACGCAGAAAAAGCTGCGATACGCAACTGTGAGCTACTTGGGTACAAAGTCGTAAGGCAGCAGCCTGTGACGACAGGGCGCAAGCTATACTTCGCAGATATTTACATTCCGTCATTGAAGCTGATTATCGAGGTAGATGGTGGTTATCATTATGCAAATTCTCAAAAAAGAAAAGACAGCAACCGCTCGTCAGGTATTTGGCGCATGGGATATCACGTTGTAAGACTAAGCAACCACGATGCTCGCAACATAAACAAAGTAAAGGCGAAAATTGAACTCATAAAAAACAAACTCAATGAAAAATAGGAAGATAAGAAACAAAGACAACGTAAGGTCATTGCGTCCAGATCCTCGTCATTGGACACGGAAACAGCACAGCAATTCGTGGAAAGCAAAAGTAGCCTACGAAAGCGAAGAAACGGCGGCAGATTTTCTTGAGCAGAATCCTAAGCTGAAAGCATTAGGTTATAAAATATACCTTTGTCCTATCTGTTCAAAGTGGCATTGTGGACATTTGAAATAAACTATTATGGAAAGATTAAAATACACTATTGAGTTGGCTGACAATGGAGTGGTAGTGCGAGGCGACGATACATCGTTGGACGTTACCGAACAAAAAAGAAATGAAGACGCTCGTGCTTACGTTGACAGAGCATTGTCTAAAATTATGGTTATTGTGCGTGAAATGCTCTTGGATCCACAAGCGTATAATCTAAAAAACAAAGATGGATTCAAAATTAAAATAGAAGTATACTAAATGGAACAAATTAAAATTGAATTGTGCGGTGGCAAGATGCCTGAAAAAGCACACGCAACAGATGCAGCTTTTGACGTTTTTACAAGAGAAGATGTAGAACTTGTCCCTTATTTGCGAACGGCAATACCTCTCGGCTTTAAAATACAGCTACCGCCACACCTCGCTGCTGTGATACAACCACGAAGTGGAATGTCGTTGAAAGGCATGGCTTGCAAGGTGAGAACAGAAAATGGAAGCATTGATGCTCGAATAGATGCAGACGTGCTTGTCGGTCTTGTTGACTGTGGTTATACCGGTGAAGTGTGCGCTCTTTTACGTGTCGGTTGCGGTTCAACGCCTGAGCTGTGTAGTAGAGGTAATCATGGCTTTTTATTCCTGCTGGCACGAAAATAGCTCAAATGCGCATTGTTCAAGTTCCCAGCGTGACGTTAGAAATAGGTACAATAGACAAAGACACCGAACGAGGCGAACACGGATTTAATTCTACTGGAACGAAATAAAAAGCGACAAACATGAACGAGATAAAAATATTTGAAAATCCTGCGTTCGGAAAGATTAGAACAGCAGGGACGAGTGAAGAGCCATTGTTTTGCTTGGCAGACATTTGCCGAGTATTAGGTCTAACAAATCCGTCTACTGTAAAATCACGACTTGACACAGCAGACGTGCAACTCATTGATTTACACGCCCTAAATATGGGAGAGGGTATAACGTCAGGCAATACAACGGCAACCTTTGTTACTGAAGGCGGATTTTATGATGTTGTACTTTATAGTAAAAGTGATAAAGTCAAACCTTTCCGTAAATGGGTAACATCAGAAGTTCTTCCCTCAATCCGCAAAACAGGAAAGTATGGACTGCCACAGACATTTGCCGAAGCTCTGCGCCTCGCGGCTGAACAACAAGAAAAAATTGAGCGACAGCAAAAGGCATTGCAAGAATCAGCGCATGAAATCGTTGTTTTAAGTGGCGCGGTCATGCAAATGCAGCCTAAGGTCACATTTGCCGATGCTATTGTTGGAAGCAAGGCAAGCTGTCTTGTTGGGGAACTTGCAAAAGTTCTTACACAGAATGGCATTACAATAGGTCAGAACAAGTTGTTTGAATGGTTGCGGAACAATGGCTATCTTGGCAAGAAAGGCGAACGGTACAATATCCCCAACCAACAATATGTCGAGCAAGGACTTTTCGAGATAAAGAAGGGTGTGCGTAGCGGAAATGATGGCGTTATGCATACAACAATCACAACAAAGGTGACTGGCAAGGGTCAGTGCTATTTTATCAACAAATTCAAAAACACCTCTGCCGTAAAATAATACATATAATATAAATAAGCCGTACAAGGGCGGCTTGCAGGTGTGAATCCTGTTATTGATTTTACTTGTTTTTATTACAAAGCCGTGCCGCAAAAACTGCGAGGTTCGCAAATTGAGAGTGGTGTTTCTTTTTGTGGAAACTTTTTCAATGCATCATGTACTCAATCACTGGGGAACTTGCATGGCAAGACTAGTCTTGACAGAGCTAAAAAGAATCCCAAGAAAGGTATTGAATATATATCTATATAATAGACTGTTCGAGATGTATTAATACACAACATCTCGAACATTTTCAATTATTGCAAATAGCCATATTTTCTGTTTAATTCTGCCATTAAAGATTGACATTTATCCATTTGTTTTTTCGTTTCTTCATCACCATCAAACAAGCGTTTATAATTTTCTTTGTTATAACACATTTCATGTAGTCTCTTTTTTGTATTTAAGTACCACGTGCGTAGTTTTTTTAGTTTTTCCACATTTTCATAAAGTTCTTCTATTTCTTTTTCTGTAAAAAGAATATCATGTTCTGTGTCGAGAGCTTCTTTTATATGTTTTAATGCTCTAAGTTTTCTTTTATGAACATCATCAAAAAGCAATCCTACCCTTGGATTTTCTAAAATATTTGCCAACTGTATAACTTGATGATATTTTTTTTGTTTGTATAGATTTATAGAAAGTCTATTTTCACAAAATCCTGTATGATGCCCTTTAATGATAGCGAGCTTTGCTTCTTTATTGCATTTTTCTATGTCTCCTACTTTGTATAGAGCCACCATTAAATTACAATGCGCAAAATAATCATCTGGACATTCTGATAATATCCTTTCTCCTGTTAAAATAGCGTTATCGTATTCTTTATTTAAAACCATATTTCCTATCACACACGAAGTAGGCACGGAAGATTCGACAACAGGCTTTTCTTCTGTACATGAATTAAACACTGACGATGCATTTTCTGTTTTAATGACACTGCGTCGTTTCAAAAGACATTCAAGTATTTTAAAAAATTCCATAAGCAATAATTTTATGCTGCAAATGTAGTAAATTTTGTTTAATAGTAAATTATTAAAATGATTTTTATACAAATTTATATCAATATAAAATATATACTAAATATTAATATTTTTATTAGTTTTCTTGGTTTTTACGTCTATTTTTATTAATTTTGCAACGTTAAAAATAATAGAAAAATAAATTATAAGAAATATCTCAAGAAAAATTTTGTACATTACAGAAGAATTTATAATTTTGTGACGTTCAAAATATAAATCAGTGGTTGAGTTCAGAGGCTCTTCCACATTGGGAGGGCATTTTTTATGCTCGACTTTCTTGGAAATACGACATAGGCGTATTGCCCCTTGCATACATTATAATGGTGTGTGCGTGCCTTTACCACTGATTTGGCATTGAACAAAGGGTAGCAGTACGCCCTTTATGTGTCTGCTAAGTTTTACGTTCAAAAAAAAATCAGTGAAATGAACGAAATTAAAATTATCAACAAGTCAACATTGCTTGACAAGGAGATTGACGTTTGGGGTTCTGTTGAACACCCATTATTCCGGGCAAACGACTTAATGTCGTGGCTTGACATTAAAAATGTTACCTCTCTTATCGGTAGAGTTGACCAAGACGAAGTGCTTAAGTTAAACCTAAGCAGTCGCAGTGGCGAAACATGGTTTTTAACCGAGGATGGATTATACGAAGTTCTTATGTGTTCTCGCAAGCCCATCGCCAAACAATTCAGAAAAGGCGTAAAGAAAATCCTCCATGAAATCCGCATCAAAGGAGGTTACATCGCAACAAACGAAAACGATAGCGACGAGGATATTATGGCTCGCGCTTACGTTATCGCTCAGAGAACTCTTGCACGGCGTGAGGAACGCATCAAACAGCTTGAAACACAAACCGAACAGCAAGCAGAAACTATCAACTTGCAAAAGAAGGAACTAACAGTAGCCGCACCTAAGGCAGAATACTACGACAACACACTTGCTTCTACAACTTGCATTACAACAACGCAAGTTGCCGAAGACTTGCACATCACGGCACGCTCACTCAACGCAAAGCTAAAGGATTTAGGCATAATTTACTCACAATCGGGACAATGGCACTTAAAGATGCCTTATAAAGGTTGGAACTTGGCAGGTACACGCACCTACAACTATCAGTCAAGCAATGGTGAGACATTAACAAGTACGACCCTTGTATGGAATCAGCGTGGCAAGCGATTTATCATTGCGCTTTACAACAATGACTTTAATGTAAAGCGAGCTATTGCCGAATTAACAGGAGACAACAAAAACAAGTAACACGAACCATTTAAATCAGAGTAAATTATGAACGACAATAAATCAACAAATAACAGCGAGGTAGTATTCACAGTGAGCAACACAACCTCGGACATGCTTTGTCTTCTCCGGGATTGCATGAAATTGCAAGAGCGGGCCATAAGCCTGTTTGAAGACAAAGAAGAAGGAGAAAACGTGATTAATGCAACAATTGCGACTGTTCGTGCGCTCCGTGACGCTATAGCTGTCAACATAGAGCAAAACATTGAAAACTTGGATAACGCTACGATATAAACAGGCTTGTAGAAGCTTGTAAATAACAAATTATCACGGGTTACAACGCTAACAAACGCGCTGTGACCCGTTTTATTTTGCGTCTGTTGCAATATCTTTACGCCGATATAAACTTATATATCAGCATGTGAAAACGCCAAGCAAGCCAAAGAAAAACACGCTAAATCAAAATTGTTTACACAGCCTTTTTAATTTTCTTTACGCGCATTTGTTTATAATGTAATTTTGTTGTCAGATAAAAATATCCATTAACGTTTAAACAGAATTACACTATGGCAATAAAAGAAAAAGTGCTTGCTTCTTGCAAAACGTCATTCGCGAAGTACGGTTTGAAGAAGGATGAACTTTCAAAGCTGGTAGACCAGATTATCGCAGGTCGTGGCCTAACAGATGAGTCAACAGACGAGGACGTTACCAAAGCTATTACGGCAGTCGAACCTTATGTCGGCATGATGCAATCGTCATTTAACCGAGCAGTCAGTGAGATAGAAGCGAAGTACAAAGGATGGGTAAAACCGACAGACCCTCCAGTACCACCCACGCCTCCGACACCTCCGACTTCTCCAACGGACACACCGCTTACAATGGATGCTGTGGCGAAAATGATTGCCGCGTCAAAAGAAGAGCAGCAGAAAGCTATTTCAGAAGCCGTTGCTGCCGCTCTCGCACCTTACAAAGAACGAGAGGAAAAGACAAGATTGTCAACCTTGCTGCAAGGCAACGAAAAGCTAAAGGATGTTCCAGAAGTATTCCGCTCACGTTACACGCTCGACAAAGAGGAAAACCTTGACAATGTCGTTGAGCAGATTACAAACGATTACACCGCACTGAAGCAGTCTTTGGTTGCAAGCGGCACATTCGTTACAGCTCCGACAACAAGCACACCTCAGACCGAGCAGCAGGATTTTATCAAGCGCATGGAGGGTTTTGCCGAGCGCAATGCTCCTAAGCCCGATGGTGCTGCAAAGTAAATCAAAGTAAATTTTAAAATTAGTAAAGTATGGCTTATAAAGGAATGTACCTCAAAAAGCTTGTGCCTACCGACATCAAGGAAGGTTCTTGGTGGGAGGAGCAGTGCGTCGTAAGACAGGGCGGCTATGACCTTGACCAAAGCAATCTTCCAGCCGAACTCAAATGGCTACCCAAGGGCACTGTTGTCAAGCTCGGCACGGGTGGTAAGGCTGTTGCTGTAAAGACGGCAAAGGTTACGGAAAAAGCGGATGCTGCTGCCAAGACAGTAAAACTCGCACCTGGTTCTCTCTTTAAAGAGGGTGACACCATTGGCGGTAAGAAAATCTCTTCTATCACAAGAAGCACGACACTCGACACTGTAACGCTTTCAGCAGGACTCGAAGCTGCAATCAATGCAAACGATATTGTTACTGACTACAACAAGGACTCGGACGTGCTCCTTGGCTTTACCTACGCAACTAAGGAGCTTGACAAGGACGCTTCGCAACAAGTTGAGCCTACACTCCGTGTTATGGAGGTCGAGGAAGCATCGCTACCTTACCCCATCAACGAAGACATTAAGGCTGGCTTGAACGCCTATGGTATCGCATTGTTTAAGATTCAGTAACAAGCAGATATTATTATTAATAGGATAACAATAACAAAAAATATAGAAAAGGTATGAATAGTATTCTCAAACAGCTATTGGACCCGAAGTCTTTTCAGACCTATATTGACGAGAACATGAAGACCTCGACCTATAAGGCTTTGTGGAAAAACGAGATTAAGCAGGTGGACTATTGCGCAGCTAAGGTTTATCAGGCTAATCTTGCGGAATACACTGCTGCTATGGTCGGTTCTGTTATCGCCAAAAATGCTGCAAAACCGGTACACCACATGCCGGATTTCGGTCAGTTGACAGGTTCTATCGGTCGCTATGGCGACGAGTGGGAGCTTGACAACGAATATCTTGACCAGATGCATCAGCTCGAAGGTCGTTATCGTGATGTGGCTGGACGTAACTATACACAGGCACAGCTCAATGCTCAGTACGATAAGCTTATTGGTTTTTCTTTTCGTCCATTTGAACGTGCTGTCATTGCGCCACACAAGCGTCTTGACATGCTCTACTACGAGGGACTCTACACGGGCAAGCAGACTGTCTCTCGTACCAACAACGCGAAGGCAAATGTGTCCTACACCTTTGACCTCGGCATTAAGCAGCTAACTGTTTCTACGAATTGGGGAGACGAAAATGCGACTCCAATTGCCGACATCAAGATGCTCAAGGACGAGGCGAAGAAGAAGGGTCGCAAGATTCAGAAGCTTCGTATGTCCGAAAACACATTCTACAAGATGTGCAAGGCAAAGGAAATCAAGGACACGTTCAAGCTTAACCTCGGTACTGTACAGTTAAATCCTGCCGTGCCGATGCTTACGGTAGACCAGATAAATACTTATCTGCGTTCCGTTCTGCTGCCTGTAATACAGATTGATGAAGACCAGTTTGTAACCCTCGCCGACGGCTCTACTGTCAACCTTATCGTTGATGACCGAGTAATCGCACAGTGTGCTGATAATGTTGCCGTGATGAAGATTTCAGACCCATTGGAGCTAAAGGATCCTATTCCTAACGTCTCATATTCTTCTCACGATGAGAATCTCGTAGGCTACTGGCGTGACAATACAGGCTATCATGTCAACTACGATATGTGGGCACAGCCTGTTTTTAACGGCTTGAACGACCTCTATATTCTTAAGACAACTAAGTAAAGGTGGTCTTGGAAAACTCTAAATGTAGTAAGTTGTAACATTAAGACAAGGACAGCATGACAATCTCGGAAGCTATCGCAAGCGAAATTCAACCATTTTCTACTTCTGACGAAGCATTAGAAAAGATTTTTATCGACGCAGCCGACAAATATAACACATCAGCAAGTGTTGATGATGCATATTCTGTGTCTGTAAAAAAGCCCGTAGCCTATGCTGCAATGCGTATTCTTTACAAGATGCGTGTGCTTTCAAGCGAGAATGTGGGTGGCATATCACAAGGCTACAAAGCTAAGAATAGCTTGATTGACGATATGATTAAGTCTATCGCCAAGGATGCCGGATTGGATGCTGACCTTGTGCTTAATAGTGATTCGGATGATTATTGGTTGAGAAGTTCAAAAGTATGGTAAGGAGGAGAAAGCATGAATTTTGAGGACAAGATGCAAATTCAGCTTAAAATCTATAATGTCGGGTATGTACAAATTGGTGGACAATTCTACGACATGGACGAGGATGGAAATCCAAATTTTGACATGCCCAACGAGAATGCCGGCAGTGGCTACGACGAGGATGGAAATCCTATTGAGGCAAGTGCAACGCGTTTTTATGATTTTGGCAAGTGTATTATACTCCCAAACACAAGTGCAAGGTTGATAACATTGGCAGATGGTTCGCAATATGCTTATTCGTATGAGGTGATTGCTCCGCTGTCAAAGGCAAAATACAAAATGCTGCCTCGCGAAGGCGATAAGGTATTCATAACCAAGAAAGATGGGACTATCAGCAAAGAATTGGAAGTAAAAGGATTTGTGACATTCAAACGTCGCTATCTCAAATTATGGTTGTAAACTTATATGCAAAACGTATGATGTTAGGGGATGACGCTGTATGTGCAATGTACAGGCTTTTGAAAAAGGAGAGCAAAAGTATCGGCATAAATGAGCTTGGGGTTTTTAAATACGAAATTCCAAAAAAATCAAGCTTAAATGAATATGTCGTTATTAACCATCTGCCTTTTGTTCAGCAAGATACAATAAACGAGGGCGTTGTAAATGTAAATATACACGTTAAGAGAACAGCCAGTGACGAACCAAACACACGAAGGTTGGAAACCATAGCAAAGAACATCCTCGTATTTTTTAAAGATAACACATATCTTGATGGCGCGTATTTTGAATTTTATTCTGATTCGCGACCTACACCCGATAACGATAACACTTATTACATTAATTTAAAATTCAACGTAACGTATAACAATTTAAAAGACTAATATATGGCAAAAAATGGAAAAAACGGTGTGTATGGCATAGACGAATTTGCCATTGCCGATCCTGCGGCAAATGGTGCTTATCCTACCAGTTTCCCGTTTAAGTTCAGAGCTATCGTTTCCGGTTCGTTGACGTTTAATGACAGCGCACCATCCACCAATGACGTGGAGATTGAGGATTCGGAAGACCCATATGCAGTGCTTCCTTCGTCAGCGGCAACAAAAGGCTTTACTGCACAGACTTACGACTTGTCACCTGAGGTATTCAAAGCGATTCTTGGCTATACTTCCACCGACAATAAATGGAATAACGAGCAACCAACTGAAACAGAATGTTACAAAGCTGTACAAATCAAAACCAAGGTGCTCGACGATATTCCGGCAAAGGTCTTTCAGTGGTCAAAGATGAAACTTACTGTCACTCGTTCAGGTTCTATCGGCAAGACAGGATTGCCCAACCTTAATATTGAGTTCCGTCAGATGGCTGTGTTTGACGCAGAAGGCAACAAGGTTAGTGGACATCGTTGGGCTATGCTCGAAGACGTTAAAACCGAAATAGACAAAGGAAACGGTGACGTTTAATAAAAAGGATTCTTTATTTTACACAAGCGGTGAGGTAAGGGCATAACCCAAGCCGCACCGCTTTTTAATTTTTATAGCTATGAAAACAGCGGACAAAAAACGTACAGCAGAAACCTTAAAGGAAAAGCCTGTAAAAATAAAAGTTGGTTGGCTTAGTTTTAAAATAAAGCCTCTTACACTTATGCAGATATATGAAATGTCGGTTTTTGCTAACGATATAAAGAAGCCATCGTGGAAAGATGGCGACAAGATAAATATCATTGGTGAAACTATAGCACATGGCAACGATGCACGCCTTATGTGCGAGGTGTTTATAGTGTGTGCTTTTCGCAAGGCTTGGAAACGATACATGTTTGGACGATATATACGTAAGCATCTTAACATCTACGCATTCAACGAGCTTGTGAAATTTATCAGTCTGTCTTTTAACGCAAATTTTTTCTTAACCTCTATAACTTTCCTCACCCAAGCAGTAGTGATGACGGAGCCACAAACGATTCCCCATGGGCAGCAGTCGGAGCAGTGATGAAATATTTCCGTATGAGTTACGAGGAGGTCGTATTTAATCGCTCATACTTAAACATTATGCTTCTTAATCGTTCCATTCCTACATGGGATAACGACAAAGGCAGCAATAGTGTTAACACTAACACAGTCAACACAACTAACCGTCAATCAATTAACAAGTCAGTACACGCCTCAGACTTTTTTATGGATATGATGGGATAATATATATACAATATGGCAGCAGACGAAATACTTGGCATAAGTGGACAGTTGGATATTAATGACATTCAGCAGTCTTTTGATAAGTTGATAAATGACCTGAATTTACTTGGAGTAAAGACGGATGAAATTAGCTCTAAGATGACTAAGGCATTGAATGAAATTGCTCAAAGTTCGGCTTCTGATAGCGAAAAGACAAAGCAATCCGTGCAGACCTTAAAGCAGGGTATCGAAGAAATTAACAAATCGCTCGCCGACACGCCCGAAGCATTAAAGAAACTTGCATCGGAGGCTCAGACTGCGGAAGCAACCATCGATAAGCTTAAAAAAAGATTATCAGAAACAACTGAAGGTTCTCAGAAATGGAATGAGATTAATGAGCAGTTAAAATCTCAGCAGAGCTTAGTAGAGAAACTTAACGACGAATATTTATCAATGTTGGGTACATTCGGCAGTACTCAGCAGTATGTTGGTACTCTTAATGCTGCTATTGATACCTTGAATGCCGGTCGTTCTATTTCAACGGCGGCAACTGGCGCAAATGCGACTGCTCATGTTGGAGCGGCAGCAGCCGTAGGCACTGAAAGTGTGGCTCACAGCGCGAATGCTGAGAAGATAGGGGAAGAAACACAGGCTGTAAAAGACAGCACGCAAGCATATCAAAATGCAGCGGAAGCAAGTCAACAGCGAGCAGAAACAGCAAACGCCGAGGCAGCGGCACTTAACAAACTGACGGAGCGTGTATTAGAAGGCAAGGTTAGCGAAAACGAGTATATAAAAGCAAAGGAAAACGCAGAGGAGCGTTACCGTCAGCTAATGGACGAGCAAACGGAATTGCTTGAAAAGGAGAAAAAAGCAAGAGAAGAAGCATCTACTTTCAAGGTCGTTGACGGCAATATTGTCGATAACAACAACGCTCTAAACGCACAGGCAGCAGATGCACTTTTAGAACGTGCTAACAAGCTGAAAAACGAAGCAAATGAAATTGCAAGCAGTTTGCAACGACTTTCAGAAGCGTACACTTCTACAGCGCAAAAAGCAGAAGCTGAACAAAAGCGAGAAACTGAAAGCACAAACAAAACGCTTGATGCGATACGAGCCAAAGAAGACGAGCTAAAGAAACTCAACGAGCAGTTGGAGCAAATGGAGGCACACCATGCTAACGGTTGGGGAGGCGATTTTATTACATCAATGCGTAAGGGCGAAAATCCATTTGCAACCATTAAAGAGTATTTCGCAGAGAGTGACGCAATCAAGGAGAAGCAACAGCAAATTGCCGAAGTTACGGCAGAGTTGGGAAAATTACGCACAGCGTCTGAGGAAGTAAAAACATCCACAGCTGACATATGGAGTGGAATGTCAAAAGAAGACATTCACACAATCATACAGGAAGACATAAACCAACTGAAAATACTTAAAAGCGAGTATTCCGAAATTGTGCAGACTTATGGCAAGAACAGTGACAAAGCGGAAGAAAACAAGCGAAAGCAAGAGGAAATAACACGAGAAATAATACAAGGCAAGGATAAATTGCGCGAAATGGGTACGTCCTATGAAGATGTAGCCAAAACGGCAAAGAAGACTGCTGAAAACACAAAAAAAATTGGTGAAAATGCCCAAAAGTCAGGAAAGGATATAACTGGGTTATTTGGCAAGGCACAAGGCGTATTTTCCAATCTGAGTAATGGTAATTTTTCAGGTCTTTTAGGTATGGTCGGCAAGGCTGGCATATATGGTGCAGTCGCTGTCGCTATTGGCAAATCTGTGCAATGGCTATCGCAACAAGCAGAATCTTTGCGTGTTGCCATGGCGCCATTGAAGACGTATCTGGATGAAGGCACACTGGAGGAACTACGCCGTCAGTTTGTCGAAATTGAATACTCAAGTAGTCACAGTGCAGAAGAAATGGCAGCTGCTGGAACACGTTGGGTGAAATACTTTGAAGGCTTGCGAGACAATGCACATGCAATCTCTGAGGTTACCAAAAATTCAAACGATTTAGCAACCGTACTCGGCACTACTTCCGATAAAGCAGCCGAATATCAACTGAAAATCGCTGGAGCATATCATCAGTCGGCACTTGAAGCAACACACAACAACGCAATAATAATAAATGCGTCTAAACAATCAACGGCAACGTATGAAGAAATGGCGCAAACACTGGCGTCAACAGCTAACAGAGCACAAAATGCTGGTATTTCATTAAAAGAACTTGCAGCAGCAGCAGCTTATGGTAAAAGAACATTTGGAAGTGCAAATGAAGCGGCATCTACTTATGTTATGATGATGACGCGACTTTCTACACAAGCAAAAAATGAATATAATCCAGCGGTCGTAGGTGCAACAAAGGCACTTTCTAATTTGGCAAAATCGCAAGAACTCAATGACACGTTAACATCCCTATTAGGAAAAAGGCAAGCATCACTCGCTAAAGTATTTGTGCAAAACGCCGCCGCTATAACAAAAATGAGAGACGGTTTAGACAATGAGGCGAGTGCAGCGGCAACCGTGGCAGCGGCAGAAGGCAAGATGGTAAACGTGGAAAAACGATTGCAAAATGCCAAAAAAGCACTGGCACATGAGGTAAATGCGAACTTAACCCCAGCATATGCCTCGTTTGTTGAATACTGTACATACTTTGTGAAAACAATAGGACAGGTTACGAATGCTATAAAAAAGGGAATAAAACCTGTTGTAGATTATATTGCAAGTAGTATAGCCTCACTGGACAAAAAATTAGGAAATAGTCGATTTTCTGCATTGTTAGGAAAAGGTTTGAAGGGTATAAGTTATATCGCAAGCCCTTTGATGGCGATGACTACAGAAAACATGATGAATGATAAAAAACGAAAATCACGGCAAGAACATCTAAAGCAAATATATAATGAAGAATTAAAAAAAGCGGGCGAGCAATCGCCTGGCAAAGCTTACTTAAAGGCGGCAAAGAGAATCTCCAACAACGGATTGATATCGAAAGAGGATAAAAAATACTTGCAGTCGTTAATGTCAGACACAAGAACGCTCGCCAATTCAAAGCCAACGGATCAAGGGCTTGCGATAGGTGAGCAAAATGCTATTAAGGACAAGAACGGACAAAACAAGCTAAAGCAATTGCAAGAACAGCAGCGCAGATTCCGTGAAGAAGAAGCTAAACGGGAAGCAAAGGACCTTGCTGCAAGCGAAAAAACAAAATGGGACTTGTATGTGGCCGAAAAAGAAGCGGGCATTTCGCGACTTGAAAGCGCAAGTGAGAAAGAAGTGGCTCAACACAAACTCGATTACGAGAAACAGAAACACGCAATAGAGGAAGAGCAAAAGAGCCTTTTAAAAGCGAATATTGCATCTGCTGAGCAAGCATATAACAAAAACCCAAAAAACAAGAATAATGAGGGTTTCTATGCCAGTGGATTGGACAAAAAGGTAACACTCACAAGCGACCAGAAGGCACTTATTAACGCAAAATACGAAGCTTTGGAAGCACAGGAGAACGCTTACGATTTGGCACAATTAAAGAAAAAGACACAAAGCCTTTATGACTACTTGAAGGAATACGGCACTTTCAAGGAACAACAGCTTGCAATCGCTAAAGAATATGATGAAAAGATAAAGGAGGCAGAAGCACAGGGTGACACCTACAAGGCAAAAACCTTGCAGGCGGAAAAAGCGAAGCAAGTCGGAACTGTTAGAGCTAACGAGATAGAAAGCAAAATAGACTATGCAAAGGTGTTCGGCGAATTTGGCGTAATACTCGAAGACCAAATGACCGACATTTTGAAAACAATGAAGGATTTTTCAAAAACCGATACCTTCAAAGCAAAGCCACTCACAGAGCAAAAGGACTTTCTTTCCCGTATGAATGAGTTATCCAATCAGTACGGCACAAGCAAATGGGAAGATATTAATTTCTCACAACTTGGCAAACTGATTGATGACTACAATCAGAAATTGGAGAAAAGAAATAAAGCAGAAGAAAAACTCAATGAGTCAAGTAAGAAGTTAGCAGAAGCACAAGAAGCCTATGAAAAGGCAATGAAGAGCGGCAATGAAATACAAATACTTGATGCAACTGGAAATCTCGATATTGCACAGAAAAAGAACGACAGCAACAGGCAAGCATTAGCAAATGCTGATGCCGACCTCGTCGGAGCACAAAGCAACGTTACCGACTCAGCACAGAAACTTAGCAGTACTTTGACCTCACTTGATGCACTTCTTCAGAATATGAAAAGCGGCTCAATTTCGAGTGTTTGGGACTCATTTGTGGATTTTGACAAAAAGGTTAATGGTGGTAAGGCGACACAGGCAGTTACGGACACTATAGGAAAACTGCTCGGCAAAGCATTTGAAGGTAAAACGGACTTGGTGTCCCAGATTATCGGAGCGGTTTTAAATTTGTTAGATGTAATTGCAGAACAAGGAATAGGCGGAATAGTTGGAGGATTAATTGACTCAGTGCTAAGTGCTGTAAATGGTTTGCTTGACAATATCTTGAGCGGAGACTTCCTTAAACAGATTGGAGGTTCACTTGTAAACGGAATAGGTGGTATTCTTGACACTATTACCGGTAGACTCGGATCTATTCTTTCCTTTGGTGCACTTTCTTCAAAGGGCATATCCTCATGGTTTACAAATTCAAATGCCGAGAAAGTTGAGAAAGCAATTAATAAACTATCAGACAGAAACGAGAGCTTGCAACAATCAATAGAGGACTTGAACGACACGATGAAAAATTCAAGTGGAGTAAAGTCAGTGGAAGCGTACAAAGAAGCTTATAAACTTCAAGAAGAGCAAAACGAGAACTATAAGAAGATTGCACAAGAGCAAGCTGGATATCACGGTGCTCATCACTCTTGGAATTATTATTGGAATGGTTTTTCAGATGAAGAGATAGAACGAATAAAAAAGATTACAGGCAATAAGGAATTTAGCGGTAATCTATGGGACTTGACACCCGAAGAAATGAAGAAACTCCGTGGTGGTGCGATTGACATTTGGGAAAAGATAAAAGACACAGGCAAGGGCGGTTATGGAGACAGACTTGCTGAAAAGTTGGATGATTATATCGACCAAGCCGATAAATTGCAAGACCTCACAGACCAGATAAACGAGAGCTTGACACAAATATCTTTTTCTTCTATGAGGGACGACTTTATCTCAAAGCTTATGGATATGCAAAGCACAGCAGAGGATTTTTCCGAAAACTTTGCTGAAATGATGCAAAAAGCGGTTCTACGATATGGTCTGGAAAACTTGATTAATACAGACCTTAAAGGATTGTATGAGAAATGGGGAAAGAAGATGCAAGAAGGACAGCTCTCAAAAGACGATATTAATAAATTTAAGGAAGAATATGACAAGATAGTTCAGAAAGGCATAAAAGAAAGAGATTATTGGGCACAGATTACGGGCTACGCCTCACAATCGCAGCAGACGGCAACAGCTAAGGGAATTGAAGCAATTACAGCAGACCAAGCAAGTAGTCTTGTTGGTATCGGTTATGCTATACAAAGTGCGGTTGAGCTGGGTAATGCAACGCGTACACAAATAAGCGTTGACATAAGCGTCATGCGCAACTATGCAGAAACCGTAGCAGCTAACATGTCAGAAATGCGAGATATACAATACGAAGGATTGGGGCAGCTACAGCAGATAGTAAAAAATACAGCTCCTATAATCCTTATTCGCGAAGACATTGCAAGTATGTATAAAATTATGAAAGACAGGTATTAACATGAGAAATCAAGCTTTTATAAAATCAGTCAACGAGCAAGATAATGCTTATGTTGACATTGATACATTTGGGGTGACTCTTACAAGAGGTTGGCGAGAAGCCTTGCTAACCCCTGCTCCAGTGAAAAGTTATGTAACAAATGACAGTCGCTTAGAACATGGCACGGCAATTATCGCATCTGCAAAGTATGCAAAGAAAGACAAACGCGATGTGAGTATTTCTTTTCTTCTTGAGGGCACAACAGAAAGTGACTATCTCGAAAAATATGAAAAGTTCTTATCCAAGATAGCTTATAATGGGGAGATTTGTCTAAAAGTACCATGTCTAAAACGTGTCTTCAAAGTTGTTTACACACAATGTTCCAAATATGGAGACTATGGATTGAAAAAAGGTAACTTTACACTCAAGTTAACAGAAAACAACCCAAACGATAGAGAAACGTTATGATTAATATATACAACATAGACGGCAGTGTGCTGATGCAAGTGCCTGTAACAAAAGAAGCAAAACGAGAAGAGGAATTGTCAAAATCTGATTACATTTCTCTTTCGTTTAATGCTGCCGTCAAAGTTGTATTGCCTGTTGGCGCATACATTGAATATACATATTATATTGACGATGTACGCACAGTTACTCGTCAATTTCTTTTGCTTGAGCCATACGAGCCAACACAATCAAGTGAAATGTCGTGGAAGTACACGCCTGAATTTCAACACCCGAAAATGGCGTTAAGCAAAAAAATATTCTACATAACGACTAAAAACTCTCAAAATGAGGTTATAAAGCAGACAAACTGGAGCTTCGTTGGTGTGCTGTCAACGTTGATGGGGAAAATATGTGATTTTCTTAATAACGACCTTAAATTTGGTAATTGCGGATGGAAAGCTCAGACAACAAATACATTGCCAAATGCAATAAATGTATCTTTTACAGACAATGACGTTTTGTCTGCATTAACATCTATTGCCAATGCCGTGGGTGAAAACTGTGAATATCATATTGATTACGACAACGAAATTATATATTTTGGCAAAGTTGTGATTGGTGATACGCCATTAAATTTAGTGGTTGGAGAAAATGTTGGTGTACCGTCAATATCTGAGAGCAGAGAGAATTATTATAATGCTTTCACAGTTTTTGGTAGCACTCGCAATATAACACAAACAAACAGTAAAGGAGAAAACATCTCGCCCAGTGATATACGTCTGCAATTAGAAGCAGGAAATGGATCTATTGATGTTGACGGCAAAAACTACAACTACAGCATAGATAATTTCTCAACGATAGACCTCAGACAAGACAAACAAACAGAACCTTTATTCACCAAGGTGCTGAATTTTTCTGACGTTTTCCCTTCTTTGGATACATACGTGTATAATGTACGAGGACGAGAGAAATATGTATTAGACAGTACAACAAACCAAAAGATACCGCTTACGTACAATGCAGACGGTTCTGTTGCAACATACAAGACTTTTACCGTATGGTATATGCGACTTGCTTATTGTACAACGGAAAAAGTTAATGACAAGACACCGGTAAATACCACCAACGACAACGGCACAACGCATTATTGGTATGACTTTGAAGTTACCGATGATTTGATTATTGCCGAAAAAAATTTGTCATGCTCGTTTGAGCCAAACTTGAATGCAAATGCGTTGTCTACACCTTTGGCAGGACGTGGCACTAATGGAGAATACGTAGGTTTTGAACTTAATTATCATAAAAACAGTTCATCCAGCCATGAATCCGATGATGTGTCAACAACTAAATTCAACATTCTTGCAGGAGATTACGAAATTATTTATCAACAAGATAACAATGTCATTGTACCAACGAATGCCGACGAGCAACTTGTTCCGCATGGAGAATCATTGCCGTCGTTAAAGTGTAACATCACTGTATTGTATAATATAGCTATGTCTGACGTGTATAAAACAGATGCGCAAACAAGGTTATTAAACAAAGCAAAAGCAGAGATAATACGATTAATGTCCGATTTGAATAATTATACATTCAAATCCTACCCACAGGTTTTTGAGCGTAAAAATCCACATCTGCAAATTGGACAAAACGTAATGTATAATGAAGGACAAGGGTACAAACTCAACACGCGAATTTTAAAATTATCAACTAATATTGATTTTGATTTTATCCAAGAAATCACAATCGGTAATCAGACGATAAAAGGAACAATAACTCAGCTAAAAGAGGATGTACAATCAATTATTACGAATGGAAATAATGCAAGTAATGGATATACTGTTTCACAGATAAATAATATTATAGCCAAATATGGCTTACGATATTTTCTTTCCAAGAAAAATCCAGATACGGCGCAGAAGGTGATAACCTTTATGGAGGGCTTAAAACTGGGCAAAGATGGGAAGAAGGGACTGACGGGCGAAGGTGCGGCTACGCTGAGTACTGTTGTTGTGGATGAGGTGCGTGACCCTAAGAGCACCGAGCAAGACCGCGTGATTGTCGGTGCGCAGGGTTTTGACCTCTATATGGGCAAGGACGGCAAGAGCCACCTTTATGTTGACTATCTGACGACAAGGACGAAATTCTTCGCTGCGAGCGCTGAGGTAAGAAAGGTGAGCTATTCGGGCGGCACTACGCTCTTCTCAAGCGCTGGCAGCACAATAATGAAGGTGGCGCACGTACTGGATGATGCAGGAGTGGGTATCGGCTACAAATGCTATGCTGCTGCTGATGACGGCACGACACGAACGGCTAACTGGTGGCACGTGGGCATGATGGCACTGTGCCAGACCTTTAACGTGAAGGCAGGAGAATCAGAAAATCTTGCTAACAGATATTACTGGCGTCTTGTGGTGGGCACGGGGCAGGAGACGCTGGAGGACGGCAAGCTGTATGACTACGTGATACTGTCAAACAAAAGGACGTTCATGGGCAGCGAGGCTTGCGTGCCGGTGACATCACAAAAGGTGATAGGCGCTGACGGCAAGGCGTTAGTGTTCGGCGATGTGATGATACAGGTGACCACAACGGGCGAGAAGCAGAGCTTGGCGGCGGTGTTCGAGGAGCAGGAGGGCAAGACTACTGACGACGGCAACAATGTCATAGCAAACCGCATGTTCTTCGGCTACGAGCCAGCCGAGGACGGAGGAGAACCTGACGTGCCGCAGCCCTACGACGTGATTGTACAGGCTGGAGACCAAATACAGTGGAACCGCTTCGGCAACCTCATAAAGCTGACGACTTCGACGGAGGACGGAAGCGACAACGGGAATGCTCCGGCATTGTCAATGTATCATGCCATGGGTGCGCCTTACAAGACTGGAGACACGGTGAATCCGTACCAATGGAAGACGCTGACCTCATTAGACTCTCCTCTTCTTGTACTCAAGAATGCCAAGAACTTCAAGTTCTTCACCGATGACGACCCTGAAAAAATCATCGACCCCATTACGGTGACGTACGAGCTTGTACCGTCGTCGGAATACATCATCCGCAAACCGAACTCACAGACGGCGACCCCTAACGACATTACCTTCACGCTTCGCAAGCGTACGGGCAACGTGACTGAGGATATGAAGGACGGATATACGCTTAAGGCGGACTATACGACCACTACAGGCGAAAGCAAGAGCGGCGTGGCGATAAACCACCTGTCTGACATCGGCGTGAGCTTCTATCTACTCGCTTCGGTGACGGTAAGGGCTACGGTGAAGGCGGACAACACCACAGTGACACTGACGCTGCCTGTCCTCTCCGACGGTGCGAAGGGCGACACGGGCACAAGCTTTAAGGTGCTCGGCTACGCTCTTGCCCATGCAAAGAACTATGCTGACCTTCAGAAGATAACACCCACCGAGGATGGCCTTTATCTCGTTGACGATACTACGGGCATGGAAGGTGGCAGCAAGCGTCCCTGCGTGGTGCAGTGGAAGAACGGCAAGTATATCGTGTGTGACTCAAACGACGGCGACTCATACAAGATAGGCGAAATACTCTGGACGAATACGGGCACGTACTGGCTGGACATAGGCAGCGTGAAGGGCGAGGGTGTGGTGATATCGGACATGAGCGTGACGTACGCCATATCCGACAGCGCTACGGTGACACCTACGGAATGGCAGTCGGCCATCATCGCCGCCACCGACGCGAAGCCCTATCTCTGGACGAGGACAACGGTGACCTACAAGGATTCGGAGGGAGAGCATACGACGGTGTCATACGCCATAGCCTACAAGGGCAAGGACGGCGACAAGGGAGACCCCGGAGCAAACGGCAAGGACGCGGTGGAGTTTATCGTCAAGGATGCGCCTCTTGTGTTTGACACAGACGAGAACGGCGTCGTATCGGCAAGTGTAAGCAAGACTGCCACCATACAAGTGATGCGGTCAGGAAAAAACATCGTGTCGGAAGTGGGCAATCTCTTTCCGAGCAACAATAATGTAGGATGCGGCAAGCCGACGCTTACGAAGCAGACAGACGGCATAGACGTGACGATATCGGGAGCTTCGATAAACAAGGACAGCACGCTCGGCGTGAGTGTGACGAGCGGATTCGTAATCGTGTATATGGCAATCGGAAGTACGCTATACTCTCGGCAGATACCCTTTATGGTGAACTTGGCAAAGTTTACGGGGACGATATCGGCTGACAACAAGAAGCTGCGGACGGACTATACGGAGCTGACGAACCGTGTAGGAGCAGTGGAAACGGACGTAAACGGCATCCCCATCAAGACGCAGGGCGAGCTGAAGAAGTATACCTCGACCATTGAGCAGACGGCCCGTGAGATATCGCTGAAGGTGACGGAGGAGACCGTGAACATGGCACGTAACTGCATCGTCGGTTCGGCGCTTAGGGAATATGACGAAATAACGCCAATCAACGGTACGAAGAAAGTGACGATAATGACGGAGGGCGTGGGTGGTACTAACTATGCCCAATGCTACTGTATCGGAGCCACTGCAAACTCTTGGACGGGCCTGTACTTCAAGGACGTGCGCGTGAAGCCGCAGACAAAATACATATTCAGCGTATGGATGAGAATGACGGCAAAGCCCGACAATGGCAGCTACGTGGCTATCAAGACATACAACACCTCCGTGACGGGCACGGAGGTGGCACGCATCAAGTTCCCTGACAGTCAGACACTGAACGTGTGGGCATTGTACAAGGTGGCGGTGAGCGTTCCGGCAGCATGTAACCGCCTTCTGATAGAGACAGGCGTGAGAAAGAACGGAGCGATAGACCTGTGTCGTCCGATGCTGGAAGAAGGCGATACGTACCAAGGCTGGAGCCTCTCGCCTTACGACGTAACCATAGACGATGCAGTGGTGGCGACAGGCTTAGACATCAAGAACGGCATCATCAAGGCAACGGCTGATAAATTCGAGATAAGAAACAACAACGGCGAACAGACGGCTGCCGTGAACGAGAAGGGACGCTTGGAGGTAAAGAGCGGTTTGTTTTCGGGTTTTATAGTGAAGAAGATGACGACACTCACTCCTGATAACATTTCCGAATATCTTAAAAGCTCACAGAGCAATGGCTATTTAAGCATGGACTTCTCGGCAGCTGGCTCATACGTGTGCTTTACGGGCGCGATGAAGGCGAAATATGGAGACGATTATCCTTCACCTGTACTACCTTTTTACAATATAGGCAGTATAAGTGCATCACTCGGCGTAACGGCGGAAGAAGCAATATCCTACATAGGACAAATCGTGATAATAGCGAACAAGAGCGACACGACGGTAAACGTTATTGGCGGAGGGACTATCAAGGGTGGCGGCACACAGTCGCAGTGGATAGAAACGGGCTACATGGCTGTGTTGGCTTGCGAGTTCGAGTACACATCGGTAAAGAACTATAAAATAGTATGGAATGGATATTGTGTAAAAATATAAAATATTAAGATATGAAAAAGATACGTATAGGCAATGACATTAACTTCCGATGGACTGTCAAACGTGGCGGAGAGGCAGAAAGCTTTGAGGGGAAAACTGTCAAGGTTCTGCTGCGTAATACGTATGGTCATCGTTGTGATATTGACTGGCATACAGAACCAGGCGGTATCATCGCTGGCACGTGCTACGGCTCTACGCAGCATTACCTTGGAGCGTACACCCTCACATTAGTTGAGAACGACGGCGAACGAGGCATGAACACTGTAGATAAAATTGACGTATGGCAGCTTGTGGCACAGCAGGATAGTTCTGTTATGGAGACTAAAAATGATTGTGTCGGTTCACAAGTAGAAACCGTCACGGCTCTCATAGAGTCGGAAATAGGTCTTGCTGGAGCAGCGCAAGTGACAATAGATGTGGAATTAAACGAAGAGTCATACAACGCCATCGCCAATGCGTCTGTAACAAAGGCTTTCAAGGAAGTGCGTAAAGATGTTGATTCTTTGAATTTGGAAATGAAGGAACTGAAACCACGTGTTGAGACGTTGGAAGAAGTTAAAACAGAAGCAATAGACCTAAAGGGCATTGATGATGCCTTTAACGAGAGCATATAGCATTACAATGAGATTTTTACAATCTATATATCAATGTTTCATTAATTAATTTTTTTAATAATTATGGCAAAGTATTTAGACGAGAAAGGTCTGTCAAAACTCGTTTTTAAGACCAAGGAGTATGCGGATCATTCTTCCGCAGCAGTGAAGACAGCTGTAGATGGCTATACCATCAACGGCAAAAAGATTTCCACTAACCCAGTGATTGCAAAGGCTGATGTGGGCCTGCTTAACGTGGACAACGTTAAGCAGATACCCGCATCGGAGAAGGGTAAGGCAAATGGCGTGGCAACTCTCGGCAATGACGGCAAACTTACAGCGGCACAGATGCCGGCAATGAAGACAATTAACGGTGAGAGCGTCGTGGGTTCTGGTAACATCAAAATAGACCTGTCACTCTACAAGGTTGTCACTGACTTTCCTACATCAAACATTGATGCCACGAAGATTTACTTGAAGCTTGCTTCAAGCACAGCTGAAAAGAATGTCTATGCGGAGTATATTTATACTGGTGACACAACGGCAGCATACGACGCATCAAAGTGGGAAAAATTGGGTGAGGCGCAGACATCAATTATTGTGGATACAGCACTTTCTACATCATCGACCAATCCGGTGCAGAACAAGGTTGTCAACAAAGCGATAAATGATGTTCAGACCAATCTTAACACCCACATCAACAACAAGGAGAATCCGCACAAAGTAAACAAAGCACAGGTAGGTCTTGGCAATGTAACTAACGAGGCGCAGATACCCTTAAGCCAGAAGGGTGCCAACAACGGTGTAGCTGCTCTTGACGATGACGGACACGTCAAGGACAGCCACTTGTGGGATGCCTCGGAAGGTTTCCACGGTCTCATTTCAGCAGACGACTGGAAGAGACTTGATGATGTGTACGGTGTGTACGACAGCAAAACCATGATGGTCAAGGAGGGCGCTATCCCCACATCCGCATACGGCGTGGTTGAGTTCGGCGGAATGACATCAGGAGAAGCCATCACCATGGGAGGTTCTGCAACACGAGGAAAGATAATGTTCAACACAACCAAGAAGTGTTTTGTTGAGGTTGTCGGCTCGACACAGTACGGTGCGCTTAGTGACGGAAACATGTATGGCACTCTTTCCGGCGGACTGACCAAGCCTACGGCAGGAAAGATTTACTCAATGGGCACAGGCCTGTATATGCTTGACGCTACGTCAGGCGGTCTTGTCCTTATCAACGACAGGATAGACGAGACCTACATCGAATCATTGTTCTAATTTTTTAATTCATCGCTACGCTCACCTTATTGGTGGGCGTGGCTCAATTTTCTACTATGGCATATCTTGACGATAAAGGACTCTCCCACCTTGTGACGAAGCTTAAGACAATGCTTTCGTCCTATTTCAACAAGGTAGAGACAATAGGTAGCGGAAACGCCATCACTGATGTCACGATAGATGGCAACAAGCTAACCTTTAAGCGCAATACGACATTTGCAACAACCAACAATAACATAACGGTTGACTCGGCTCTCAGCAGTACATCCACCAACCCGGTGCAGAACAAGGTTGTCTATACGGCTCTCAACGGCAAGGCTTCGACAACACACAGCCACAACATCACATCCCTTAACAACGTAAGCGTCACATTGAAGGATGCCACCACAGGTGGCTGGAGCGCTATAAGCAACGACTACGCAAAAGGCACATGGCTCAAGGTGGTCAAAGGTGCCAATAACGCCCCCGCATGGTACGCGCAGAAATACGCAAGCGGCCTTGCTTTCGGCGTAGGCGACATCAAGGGCGTGCTGTCATTGTCGAACTCCTTGGCAAAGGTCTGTTTCGCTTCCGGCGGAACAGCCCAAGGGACTCCAAGCTGGTATTTCACATTGACAGGAACAAAAGAAGAGGAGTATAATCTTGACAATATACCGACAGGTAAAATGCCGGCGCAGGCAGAATTGTCTTCCTCAGCATCCTTAACAACCGTAATAAACAAAGTAAACGCTATTATAAAAGCATTGAAGACGGCAGGAATAATGAACTCTTAAAAAGGGATTTGGCAATGAACGATGAGCCTCACTGAGCCTTTCTAAGCCTCACTGAGCATATCTAAGCCTCTTTGCGTGGCTGCTTAATGGGCGCAAATAAGAAACAATAACTGACAAATAATAAATGATATGACACCTAAGGAATTTTGTAAATGGATGGCTCCTGCGGCTTATAATGCGGACATTTCGCCCGTGTTTATCATTGCGCAGGCGGCTCTGGAAAGCGGATGGGGCAAGAGCGCTATCGGCAAGTATAACGTATTTGGTATAACAAGAGGCGGATGGCCTGTGGAGAAATGCCTGCTTGTCACAACGCATGAGTATTTCAGGACTAAGACGGTGAGGTTCACGGCGCCGGAAAAGGTGGTGAAGATAGAGTATGTGGCTGGCAAGGGCCTGTATAAGTATACTTGCAAGCGGCTGTTCAGAAACTACGCCACTTTGGGCGAGGCGCTGAGAGACCATGCGGCTGTGCTGAAAAAATCGTGGCCGGAAGCCTGGGCGTACAGGATGAGTCCTGAGAACTACGTGAAGAAGATACAGGAGGGGCGGAAGAAGTATGCGACGGCTCCGAACTACGTGGAGACGATGGGGAAGATGTTCGGGACGGTGAGAAAGGCTATGAAGGAGGCTGGATTGAGCTGCTGAGGGACTGGGCAGCTAAGCCTCACTAAGCCTTTCTGGGCCTCTTTGCTGAGCTGCTTGGTTTTTAGGAAGGATTATTCTTTTGTTTGGGATTTTTGTTAATGTAAAAAAGATTGATTGGATGGTTAATAACTTGACTACAAGTACGGGTAAGGCCGTCGTTTTGGGGACAATGGGAGGGGAGGCGCTGTCTGCGCTCTTCGATTTGAGATGGATGTTGGTGCTGATAGTGGTGCTGATAGTGGCGGACTTCTGGTTCGGCGTGAGCGAGAGTCTGCATAAACATGAGCATTTCCGCTTTTCGAGGGCGGGACGGCGAACGTGCAACAAGGCGGTGGACTATATCACCTACCTTATATTAGGTTCGGTGCTCGGTCTGGCTATCTTCGAGCCGTTGGGATGGACGAATCATGTGGTGACGGCTGCGGTAGGACTTGGCTTTGGGTGTGTATGGGAGGTGGACTCGATCGTCGGACATGTGTGTGAGCTGCACGGCGTGAAGAACAGGTTCTCGATAAAGCGCTTCATTATAGCGCTGATGAAGAAGAAAGACGAGGACATCGGCGAGGCTGTGGAGGAGGCGATGAAAAAAGAGTGAAGAAGGATGAAGTTTTAAGGAGAAGCGGTTATGATGGACGAATTATATTGTAAATTTGTAGGAGCGCTGTGGGGGATGCTGCTCTGCCTGATGGTCAGTATGCTGGCCGGCTGCGGAGCGAAGAAGCCTGCGGTGCTGACAAGAACGGACAATGTGAGGGTGACGAAGGTGGCGAAGGACACGGTGTACAGGGACCGTGAGGTGCTGAGATACGTGGAGAGGGCGAAGACGGACAAGACGTGGAGCAGGGACTCGACGGCTACGACCGTGGACGAATACGGAAACGTGAAGAAGACGGAGACCTGGCACTGGAGGGACAGGTACGTGGAGAACTCGCTGAACACGCTAATGAAGGACAGCTTAGAGACGTACAAGGCGAAAGTGGACTCGCTGACGAACATTGGCAGAAGAAACAATGACGTGCCTGTGCCGGTGGAGAGAAAGCTGAACTGGTGGGAAAGGAACATAGAAAAGCCCATCGCGTCCTGCATCGCTGTCATAATAATAGGCGCTGTGGTTCTGCTGACTCTCAGATATGCGAGAGGAAGGCTGAAGAGCAGCGGGAAGAAAGAATAAAAGGAAATTGTTTGGATTATTAGATATGGTTAATGGCTTTAGTTATTAGTTTTTTAATTTAAGGTTAATAGATTTGTTTCAGGTAAGCCTTGCCCGTCCGTAGAGGATAGGTAAGGCTTTAATTTCCAAATTGTAATAATAAACCTTTTTTACATAACACTTTGCCACGTAAATCAAGTATGCACTAACAATTTGAGAATTTAACAGTTAAATTAACTGCATTCTGATAATTTTTGCTATATTTGCACAATATCAGATTTTAGACTAAACGATTATGACAGAAGAAAAGAAAAAGGCACTCCTTTCTGTTTTAGACGGAATGGACGTGAGCGAGGTTATCTCGCTGTTAATAATGAGTGGTAACAGCTATTCAAGAAGATTGTTGAAATTCATCAAGTGGATAACTAAATGGCTACCTATATGTATAATGGTGTGGCATAGTTTTGCCATGTTGGATTTCTCAAAGAATCCGAGAGAAATGTTTATCGTGCATTCCGAACACTGGCCAAGCTACGCATTTATATATGTGTTACTGTATGTATTACCACTTGTGCTCATACTGTTCAGTAGATTCTTCTGGCTGTGTTGGGTATACAGGATTCCGTTCTTTTATTACTTCGGTGTAAATGCTATACATCTCACTTATTGGTCTTGGTATACCACTAACGAAATGGTAATGTCATGTATGTCTGTAATAGTAATGACAGGAGTATTTTACTTGTACTGGGTAATAGATTGGTTCTTAACAAGAACAAGAATAGGTAAAAGGATTTTCTTCTAAAGCAAAATGGCTATGAAAAGAAAAGTATTCAACTATTACACCTTGGCTCTCATTCTGAAATCTCTGTATGAGAGCTGTATGAAGGCATGGGAACAACAGAAGAATGGAGAAAAGGTAACAGCTTGTGGAATGTCAGATGAAGATATAGAAGAATTATGCGAAGACTATCTTCCGAATCTGATGAATCCTATGATGTCTAAAGAAGAAGTACAACGTAAGCTTGGTGTCAGTGAAGCTACACTCAACAGAATGGTAAAAAGAGGTGATATTCCAAACGGACAGCAAGACGTAGGAGGTCATGTTAGATGGTGGAAGAAATGGGATATACTACCATTTATAAGGAAAAAGCATAAGAAATGATAGTATATATTATCAACGTAAACAACTGAATTTCAGAGAATAATAAAAAATGTGAGCGTGTTATGGCTTTATTTGCCGTAACACGCTAATTTTGTGCCTGTAACGTTACAGAATAGTGTTAGTAAATCTATTAAGTAAAACAGAAAAAAACAGTTATTATGGAGAGTAAAACTTATGTGTTCGGTGAGAATGGCACTGGCGCAGGTGGCGGTGGCGGTCTTAATAGCATTCTTGCTATGCTTCCGGCGCTCATGCAAAAGCAGGGCATAGACCCAAGTTTGTTTGCCCTCTGCAACGGTAAGAGCAATGGTTGGGGAGATAATTTGTTCGCAATCTTGCTCCTTTTTATTATCATGGGCAGAGGTAACTTCTTTGGCGGCGGTTTTGGTGGCGGCATGATGCCTAACGGTCAGGGCGGAGTTGTGCCAATGATTAACAACGATGCTAACACAGCTGTTATCATGCAAGCTGTTCAGCGCAATGGTTATGATGTTCAGAGTTTGGCTACAGCCCTCAACACTACGAGCGACGCTGTTATGGCTGCTATTAACAGCTTGGGTCAGCAAGTATGCAACATCGGCAGTCAGATGGGAATGAACACCAACCAGATTATCGCAGCTCTGATGCAGGGCAATAACGCTATCGCTACACAGTTGGCTGAGTGTTGCTGCAAGACAAACAACGCCATCACCGCTATGGATGGTAATGTAAAGTTGGCAATGTGTCAGCAGACAGGTGCTTTGACAAACGCCATCAACAACGTGGCTGTCGGTCAGGAGCGTGGATTTTCTAATGTTGCATACGAGACACAGCGTCAGACTTGCGACTTGCACAACGCTATCAAGGACAGCACTCAGACCATCGTAAACGGTCAGAAGCAAGCTGAGATGCGTGAGATGCAGAACAAGATCGATGCCCTGCGTGAGGAAAACAGCACCTTCAAGTCTTCTGCTATGACTTCGCAGATTGTAGGTCAAGCTATAGCACCTATCAATGCTGTACTGACGGGTTTGCAGCAAGAGGTAGCAGGTATCAAGTGTAAATTGCCCGAAACGGCAACAGTAGCATACAGTCCCTTCACGGCTGTTCCGAACTGTGTAGCAGCTCAGATGGGCTTGTACGGTTTTAACGCTGTAAATGGTGCGAGTTTTTGGAACTAAAGCATAATTGGAGGGCAAGACTATGATTTGGGGCTATCCTTTTTCATGGGTCAACAGAAGAGGTTCGGCAGCGATAGGCTCTACTGGTGTAAAGGTAAATGCTGAGAACGTGGTGTTCACCTTTAAGAACCACGCCTTTGTGAATGCTAACTACAGAGGAACGATATTCGTTAATCTGCAACAGGCAATACCGACTGGTACGACAACTACGCTGCCTATCCTCTTTGAGACCAACGGCACGACACAGGCTGTAACCAAATTCAATGGTGCGGCATTGACCGTTGCCGATGTAGCCGGAACTGGTGTGTTTCAGTTCTGGTTCGAGAGAGACACTAACACCCTTCAACTTATGACGGGTATTGTATAACAAGTTAAAATTCGACTTCTATGTTTCAAGGACTTCGACAAAACAGCATATTTTATGTGCTTGACAAGTCGGGAGAACCGACACTAAAAATAGGACAAGTGGTAAGTGTAAGCAACCCACAGCCCAAATTCCCTTCGTATCAGCCGGGACAGTTTAATCCGCAACCTATGGAAACTACGGTTGACGTAAAGGTTAAAATGCCAGACGGAGAAGCTGAGTTTAAACAGCTCCCTTCGAATGGGCAGATTGCTAACTCTGGCAATCTTGTAGTAGCAGACAGCCGTGATGCTATGATAGCAGAGGTTGAAGCAATGCTCAGGAACTCGAAAGAGGTACTTGACAGTAAGGACTACCACGAAAAAGTAGTTAAGAACTGTGAGCAGATAATGGGTGTTCTCAATCCGCAGATAGCAAAGGAAAAGGCTCAAGAACAGAGAATAGGCAACCTTGAAGCCGACATGAATGGGATGAAAGGCACATTGTCTAATATAGAGACTATGCTGCAAAGAGCATTAAACAAGAAGTCGAACGTTAACACTTAAAACGTACATTATGTATATGATAGAAATAACTGAAAACAAGTTTGACGAGCTTGTGGAGAATGCCGAGAAGATGCTACGATACGGCGGTAAGGTAATGTCTTGCCTTGAAAGCATGCAACGAGGCGAAGGTCGTATGGGCGAACGTTCTCCTATGTCTGACTATAGGGACATGGGGCGTGAAGAGCGCAGACGCTATGAGCGTGACATGGACTACGACGATGAAGGACGTTACGGAGAGCGTTATGGTGGCGGATATCATGGAGGTGGCAGACGCTACTAAGTAATAACCGACAGGTAGGGAATACTGTTTCCTTACCTGTCTTAACAAGAAATAAGACTATGGGAAAATGTAGAATGCCTTTAGATGTATATGACATGAAGCCAGAAGGAATGATAGCTTATCTCAGATACAACGGCTATCACTTCAACAAAAAAATGTGTGAATGGGCTGTTAGTCATATGCGTAAAATCAACAAAGCAAGCGGCAAGGAAGAACCGATAGAACCTATTAACAAGGACAAAGTCGAGGAGTTGATGCAGTCAAATAATCTAACCCTTGATAACCTTGTCGGCTACGACCATGTGTACGTTGCTAATATGTGTAAGGCTGACTTCTGGGGTAAGTCGATAAAAGACGAGGAGAGTTTAGCACATTATATAAAAGACACGGTTGACGATGTAGATCAGAAGGATGGTTTTATATTCAACCGTTTCTATGCTGACTGTTGCCACAACGGTATGCCTATTCCTTGGGAAGATTTGCTATGATAAGGCGTGAGATTCACTTGGAACAGTACAGATGGAGAGTTATGTGCTTCATCGGGTATACAGCCAATGATTCTGATGAAATATGCCATGCGTTAGAGGATATAGGCTGCAACGGCCAAGCCCTTGAAACGGCAAGCAAACATCTATCATTGGCGAGTGAAGAGCGAGGACTAACCTACTCTAACGTAGGAACAAGAGAAAGTGTTGTCGCAGTTGGCGCATCTGACAATAAAGGAAACTTGGTAAACACCATAGGACATGAGCTTCTGCATGTAGTTGCGCACATCTGCGACCATGACGGAATAGGAATGCAAAGTGAAGAGCCGTGTTACATAATGGGCGAGCTTTGCGAACAATTATTCAATTCCATAAAATAAAAAGATACAACAATTTAAACCTATTGCATTATGACAAACTTATTTGATGATGTTTATGCTTGCAAGAACGAACAGGCAAAGAATAATGCTATTGCAGCAATCGTAACCGTGCTCAACAAGTGTTTGAGCATTGACGAAAAGACAGCCTTAAAGGCTTCTATCCGCGAGGCTATCATGGGCAATCATTTTGATGCAAGCAGCGCAAAGGAGAGTATATCTCGTATGTATTACGCCACAACTGACGGATGCACCATTCACGCACCATTCGTGTCAGAACGCGAGTGCGTTGAGTTGTACGAGGAATGCAAGGCGCAAATCAAGGGCTACAACTTGTACGACTTTGCAGTTGTGCTCAACAATATCATTGCCGATTACCACAACTTACTTTACTCCTGGTGGCCGAACGAAGATTGGTGCGTGATGCTGATAAAGTTCAGCGAGCTTGCCGTCAACTGGCTCAATGACGACGACACGCCATTCAAAGACGAGAAGGCTTGGAAGGTATTAGGTGATAAATAAGAAGGCGCGTTACACATTCGTAACGCAACAAAAGCAAAGAGGAGGTTAATGTAAACTAACCTCCTCGTTCTTTGTGATGTGCTTATTTACGAGTCGTAAATGGCTCTGCGTCCGTCTTTTTTCTGTAGTTCATATTATTTTAATTTAAATGTTTATAAAATCGAATTTCAAGCCCCTTGTGGCGCAATAAACAGGCTTGCCGACCTGTTGTGCCACTGCCTTGCGAAAAGCCTCACTGTTGCCGTTGTTTGCCGATATATGAATAAGTACCACGGCCTTTGTCTTACTTGTATTGCAAGCCTTTAAACAGCCAATACACCTCTCAAGGCTCATGTGCGTAGCCTTGGCGCGTATGCCGACCTTTCGGGGAATAATACCGTTCTTTATGCTGTTGTCTACCAGTTCGTCGGTATGGTTGCACTCAATGAAAATGTAGTCCAAAGAAAAATCGAACTTGTATTTTACGTGGTGCGTGTCCGTCAAAAACAGTATCGTTCCGATTTCATTATGATAGATTATAAAACCACACGGCTCTTTGGTGTCATGCTCCGTATCAAAAGCTTTTACAACAAAATTGCCGACTTTAAATTCACGAAGCAAAGGTATTGCGCAATAATGAAACGTGTTAGGTCTAATGTTGCATTCTTCTAATGTCCCTTTGGTTGCGTATACATTAAAGGCTTTTGCATATTGATGCATAAACCCAGCATGGTCGCCATGACTATGTGTTACAAGACAACCGCTGACTTTGCCGACATTACCGCTGAGTGCTTCAACGGCATATTTGTAGTTTACGCCACATTCTATTATCAACGCTTCAGTTTCATTCTGTATTACATATCCATTGCCTGAGCTGCCAGAACCAAGTACTGTTATTGTCATATTGCTTTATACATTATTATATAATAGAGGAGCAGGAAACATTCCCACTCCTCCATCTTTGTTGTTGTTGAAGATTTGAAGCTTTATCACTACTTGAATAGATTCGGCATTTCTTGTTTGCCCATAGGTTGAGGTTTGTTTGCGGATGCGCTTGCATTTGTTGGCTGTTCAGCTCCTGCGGTATTGTTGTCTGAAGTTGCTGTTTTGCCTACTGTGTTCATGTCCATAGCCTGAGAATTTGCCTCCTTTAGCTCTTTCTCTTGTGCCTGAACAAGCTTTTCTTCTGCGGAAAGCTGGTCAACAGCTGTATTGACAACAGGAATTTCCTCGTAATCAACATCTTCTGCCTCGTCTCTTGTCTGAAAACCCATCATGATACCAGGTTCAGTGGTTCTGATAAGCCATGAAGCAGAACGATAACGAAGCATCAATTCTGGGATGTTTCTCCATTTTGGATTGCGGGCATACCAACCTTCATCCTTTGCCATTTGAATTGTTACGACAGGACCTTTTTTCATTTCTCCTGTCTTTAATTCGATAGCGTATGCATACATACCCCAATCGTCTTTACCTTTTTCGCCAACTTCTGAATAACTAAGCGTAGAATATTTTCCTGTTGCATTAAAGCAAGCGATGGCAAACTTTGCTTCAAAGGTCGGCGTACCATTCACGGCTACGAGGTTTTGTAGAACCATTAAAGGATCGGCATTCATACGAATAGCCATATTAAGACCTATCATACAATTTCCAATATTACCTTTGTAGGCATCTGGAACAAATGAAGATGAAGCAAACACTTTTGCTATTCTCTGTCCTATTTCAAAACCTTCGATAGAACCGAAAATATTAATACTTTTTTGAGGCTGAATTACTGCCAAATCTTTTGTTTCTCCCATAATTTTAATTTTTTATATAAAACCCTTTCGTTTTTATTTACAAGTTGTTATACATTTTCCATTTTAAATGGTTCTCCATACTTGCATTGTAGGTAGATAACCTGTTGCACTGATGGCAGCGCATTTTCTACTGACTCCTTGCGGTCAACAAATAGAGGTACATATATGTCCTTTGCCTTGCTTATGCCGTTGATTATGTCTATGCCCATGTTGATAACCGTACCATCGTTGGTATTGTTGTAATCAACACCATTGCGGTCAATAGCAGTGCATATCTCCTTTTCATCGTCGTTGGTTATGTTCTGTTCGTAAAACTTCCAACGTATGAGTGAGAAGTAAGAGTTGACCTTGCTTTCTACAATCGAGATTTTCGCTTTTTTGTACTCTTTTATTTGCCTAATAACCTCATTGCAATCTGCTACTATTTGTGCAAGTTCTCGTGAGCGCTTGTCAAGCTTTACTTTTTCGTCTTCGATACGTTTGTTTGTATCACGGCTCGACAAACGTTTTATAAGCTCGTCACGTTTGGCAGTAAGTTCTTTCTTCTTTTGTCTACTCTCTTCAACGGTTGCATCAACAACAGGTTTTGGTTCTGTTGCTTTGATTGCGTTTATTTCCTTTATAGTCTCGGCATATGCAGCTGATGTTTCCCACGTCTGTGTCTGCACTTCTGTACGTTTTCGCACTAAGGCGTTGTATGTTTCTTGTTTAGTGGCAACATCTTTCTTATCCGTGTTGGCTGTAACTTGCTCATATGTATTAATACAGCCTTTTATTACTGTTATTTGCCCATGCTTTTCAGTTGCCTTATTCTGTATTTCCATGAGCTTAGACGCCTTGTTAGTATTGTACTCACTCACAGCGTTAGCATATTCCTGCTCCTTCATTTCGTCCGTATAAGGACGACCACAAACGGGACAAATATCTGTTTGGGCGTAGCTAAATTCCTTTTCGTTAACATCTTTCCATTGTTGCATTAAATCGTTAAACTCATTGGTTAGCGATGCAAGTTTAGCCTTATTCTGGATATTTGCATCAAGGTTTGTTTTCTGCGATGCTTTAGCGGTGCGCAAAGCCTCAGACGCTTCGCTTACTTGCTTAAATATATTATCAACCTCCGCAAAGTGTGCTTTTGTCCATGCTTTGTGAGCTGTCTGATTTTTAGCTTCCTGTTCAGCAACACGTTTTTTGTATTCTTGCATTTCCAAGCTTTCGGTTACAACACCTTGCAAGTTTGCCTCGATGTTGGCAAGTTGTGCTTCGACTTTCACTTTTTCCGATTCAATATTGTCGAAATCTTCGTCAACTTTTAATGCATCCTGCGCTTGTACCTTTGCCGGAATAAGTTGTAATTCATCATTAGCTCTCTTGCGTGTCGTTTTTTGCTGTGTGAGCATTTCGGCAATATCTTTTTTCTCTGTATACACTCCTTTGTAGACTAAAGGATAGTCTTGCATTAGCTCTTCCTCGTTAATATCACAAGCTAACGACATGAGGATTTTTCTGCGCACATCGACTTTATATGTCCAAAACAGGCTTATATTTGATAACATAAACCAGTCCTCAAAATTGCACAGAGAGTTTAGCTTCTCTTTAAACTGTGACACAGAATAAGGTACATCATCAACGAGACGTGATTGTGTGGTACCCATAAACTTCTCATCTGCGGTGTCCTTGCCTTTCCAACGCTCAGCCAAGCGGCGCTCTATCTTTATATCTCGTTCGTCATTGTAATTTATGACAACTATCACAGATGTTTCGAGCTTGTGGATAATGTTGTTGTTACCATCCAATGTTTGTACTATAGTGTCCGGACGGCTTGTAACACCAAACAGACACCATAAGTAAGCATCGTAAATTGTAGTTTTGCCCGTCTCGTTTCCTCCGCTTATTAATACATTATGAGCAAAACTAAGAGTCTTGTACCGCTCCTTTTTGAAATTTTGAAGCGTTATTGATTTAATCTCAATTTTCATTGTTTATTTATTTTACGTTAAACTTGCGCTTTCGCGATTCTTTCAAATACTGTTGCATCGGTAAAAGTTGATTGTCAATTCCATTTTCTTCACAATACTTTAACCAAGCATTTATACCTGTTTTCCCTTCTTTTATAAGCTTTTGTTCTTCTTGTAAACATTTATTATAATACTCATCTTCAATTTCTGCTCGCTTGTTAATAACCTCACCATCAAAAAAGCGGACGGCTTGCATTATTACTTGCGGATTAAAAGATTTACCAACATAAAGCACCCCATATGCGCCTCCTATAAAAGACTCAAAAAAGAATGTAAGTTCGGTTGGTGTAAGATAAAAATATTTACTTCTTATTTGCCTCGCTATTATAACTACTTGCATTTTGCTTGCTACGTCATATGCGCCGCAGAACCTTAACACGTCAACAAGCTGTGTTCTTAGCCATAAATTTGTAACTTCGCTTTTGCTCTTCGTATCAATCGCACTTAAAGATAAGTTTTCAGCCATTATTGCATCCGTTAAAGAAGAAATGGCTTCTTTTCGTTGACTTATCAGCGGATATCTTTCGAGCATTCGCGTTAACAAATCATTCTGCGCTAAGGATGTCTGCTGTTTTTGTTGCAAATGCAATTGCTTGTTTTCGTTCTCCATAAGGATCTATTATTTCATCTTGCCAACAATGACCATTAAGATATGTAAAAGGGTCTTTTTGATATTGTTTATCTGACACCGATTGTACATAAGCAGGAGTAGCAGCAATGCACGCTTGTCTGTCTTTTTTGGATAGACGTGCCCAACGTTTTGCACATTTATCTTTGCCGCGTTTCTTATTGTAAAGTTGCCACCAATACTCAAACTCTTCGTTTATTTCGGTTACTGATTGAGGCATAATTACCTCATAACCATGTTGTTGTAGCAAATATATTGCCTGTTGTATCTCCTTATCCATTGCTAACTGTTTTAAATATATTCACCTCCCCAAAAGCGCATTATCTCAGAGCCGAGAATAACACGTTGTCCGTTTGGGCGAATCATACATGATATAACCTTATTTTCCATATAGCGATACACTGTTGTTATGCTTACGCCAAGCTTAGTCGCTGCTTCTTTGACTGTATAGCGACCTTTAGGTGTGACATCAGGGGCATTATTAACCATTGTTTCTTTTTTTATTCCGCCGCAATATGCCATAAATCGCAGCTTCTGTTGTATACGCAAAATCGACCATTACCTTCCGCACGGCTTCCGATTTTTTAAATCCGTGCTCTGTGTAGTATGCGACTTTCTCGCAAACTGCTCGTTCTTTGTCTACTTGACTTAATATTACCATTTTTTAACTTTCATTTTATATATAAATTAATATATTATTAATACCTTTGTATCGTGATTAGCGTTACGCTATTTTCACAACGCAAAATTAATAAATAATTCTTAGTTATCCTAAGAAACTATTATTTTTTATATTATTTTAAACCTTTTATATGAGTACATTAGTAGAAAGAGCTAAAGAAGCAGCACGTTACTATCATATGTCACTTGTAAAGTGGCAAGAGTCAATGGGCTTAAGCAATGCACATTTTTATAATTGTCAGGGCATATCAAGAAAACTTAGTAGGGTGATAGAAGAAATGTATCCTGAAATAAATATAGAATGGCTGTCAACTGGCAATAGCGTTATGTTGAATAGTGACGTAAAAAGAAACCCAACTGGGTATACTGTACCTTTATTGCCTATTGCAGCGCAAGGTGGAACGCCTGATAATTTTGAAAGTCAAATTGAGAGTTACAAATGCGAGCAAGTAATATCTCCTGTTCAGGGCGTTACTTTGGCTCTCACGGTAAACGGAGACAGCATGTCCCCGGAATACCCTAACGGTTGTAAAATCTTTGTTCAGCGCATAAACGAGGCGTCATACATAGAATGGGGCTGCACCTATGTCCTTGACACATCTAATGGAGCTATTGTAAAAAATGTATTCCCCGTAAAGGATGATGCGACAAAGGTTATATGTCGCTCCGTAAATCCAAATTATGCAGACTTTATTGTCGACACATCAGATATTAGAGGGTGGTATCGTGTGCGCTGTTGTATTACTATCAAATAATATAAAAAACAAAAAAACAAGCAAATTTCATGCAAATGGTATCTTTATTTACATATAACACACTGTAATACAATGAGGTGCATTACCGTGTACTTATATCTACTAAATAATAAATAAAAGAATCTCGCCGTAGCCCCGCACCCACGTACAGACAAGAAATACATGTTTTTTTTGACAGGAAGACATGAAGACACGATGTTGGCCGGTCAAAGAGGATGTATTATGAAATAATTTGCCCGGTAATGACTGAACGCTTTTCTGTCATTACCGGGTTTGCTTGTGCTACTTACTGCTATTTTACATTTGGTTATTCTGAAATAATAATTGAATTTAAAAATCACTCAATTGCTTAA